AGCGGCGTTCTGCTTCAAGTACTCGCGGCGATTGGATACTTCAGCTAGATCATCGGCCATACGGTAGAGACGTACGCGATCCCGTTCGCTGAAGTCAGAGGCCAATTCGATAAGGGCATCTGAAGAATCGCCCATACTCTCCTGCCGAAGAGCTTCGACAAGTTTTCTTGGGGTCACTTCGTATTTCTCGGCAAGGGAGACTGCTGTGTCCAAAATAGCTTGGGTTGGTTCGAGTACAGCCTGCTTGAATTGAGGGGATGCCTCAATACGTGAGACAGAGATCTCGCGCTCATATTCCTCAACTTTGGAGCGAAGTTCTTCTAATTGTGGCGAGTTCATTTCGGAAGCTTGCGACTCGCGCTCGGCCAAAACTTTTTCCATTTCAGCCACTTTAGATTTGTAAGACTTCAACTCATTCTTGAGTTCCTTGAACTTGGCACCAGCGGAACCAGACATGGACTTGGTCTCTTCCGCATCAGTACTTTCGGAGTCTTCTGTGTCAGTCTCAGTAGATGTTTCCTCGGTCTCGGTTTCGCTTTCAGTCTCAACCTCGGTCTCAGCTTCGGGTTGTTCTTCTTGTTTCTCCCAAGGAGCCGTTTCGTTTCCTTTTTCGAAACTATCCAGTTTGTCATTGAGCCACGAAGCAAAGTCTCCCGGCTGTTGGATATTATCGTTGGTGGACGAAGGTGTCTCGCTCGTCAACAACTGTACCGGATCTCCGGTAGGTGTAGATGAAGCGGATGTATTTTCGGATGCTGGTGCTGTAGGTGTATTTTCTGTACTCATAAATTATTGGGCACTTCCCCAAGGCTCGGGGAGTTGTTTGCGCGGATCGGGTGGATCTTCGGTAAGTTTTACTAAAGCGCGTTTAAAGTCGAAATATCCAGAATTCTTAGCATGCTGCAACGCAGAGGTTACCATAGGATCGGCGTTCGGTGGCACGGCATATCTAGGCAGATTTGTCTGGGTAAGAAGTTCTAAAGCTTCACGCATGGGTGAAGTATTCAGCACTCTCCGGAGAGACATCCTAAGCTCCGGATCATCATTCCAATCTTTAATTGTCATTACCAAGCTTTACAGGACCAATAAGCTGCTGAGAGTTTGCTGAGTTGTTTTGTATCGCAACCGTGGCGAGCGCGAAATGATTTCCTACGAGCGGGAATGTTCTTCTTAATAGTCATGTTCGGATCGCCGAACATAACAGATTTGGTCTTCCCGTTTTCAGAAGCAAGAACTTTAAATTTTTTACGCCCGTATCCGGGTTCGCCTTTTTGAATGCGATGCGGTTTGTTAACTTGCATGATTTAAATAGCAGGTTGTTTAGCGATCTTGCTGGCTACTTCAGCATCGCGCAAGGCCAATTTTTGACGAACCTCGGCGAGTCGAAGATTGAGACGCATCTGATGAGTCTCCTGCATCATTTGAAGTTTAGCCTGATGCTCTTGTAACTTTTGCTGGAGTTTGTCAGCGTACTCAGCCTGTTGAGCGGCAGCGTTAGCCTCCGCTCCGGGAGCACTTTGAGCGGCCTGCTGCTCGCGCATCTTCTGAACTTGTTTGACACCGTTATTAACGATCTCCCCAAACTGCTGGAGAGATTGACGCAAAGAAGCCCCAGCTTCGGGGATGGTAGTATCTTTTGATACTTCTTCGACGTGCAACGTGGTGTGGCCGTACACATTAACCAAGAAATCAATAACTTGCTCGACCGGGATCTGACCCTCGTCAACTCCCTGCGCGGTTTGGCCGAGGACGTTAAGGTGGACCTTGGCGTGCTCCAAGTGATTCTCATTCGGGAGAACTTGGACTTGGTTGCCAGCGCGCATGTCGCCGTTCTCCAACTCCGCGATTTTGACATCGATGACAGGACGGGCTTCGGCGTCAGGAGCAGGTGCGTAACGGTCAGCCAGATCGTACCCGAAGCGAGCGGCTACCCGATCACGTTGAGCGGCTTTACGTCCATACTCATCGAATCCGGGCATAAGCTGCATAAGTTCGTCAGTAGCCAGAAGTCGAGCAGCCTCAGAGCCTGCACCGATCGCACGGACAGGGCGAACGGAATCGAGATCGATGGACAAGATAGCGTCGACCGGAACGCCGCGCATCTGGCAACGATCATAAAATTCTTGGACTTCGCGACCTCCCGGCTCGTCGGCCATGTATCCGCCACGTACGAACCTGCGCACGATTTCCTTAAGAACTCGGCCCCAAGGTTCGTAGAACAGATTAAGGGAGGCCACCGAAAGACGAGCTTGGCGAGAGAGGATAGCCTGTGTCTCTAAGCGTGTCTTCTCACGTGTGTCGGTAACCGCTGCGGAGGAGTCATACCCAGCGGTCTTATTCTGCATCTGCGCGGCCAAATCCTGTAAGAATGGCATTGCGGACTTACTAACATCGGGCATGGCGTTAGGCACGACGTTGATCATGTCTGGAGCCAACACAGAGTACGGGCCGTAGTAAGTGAAGTTGAGATCCTCCAGAGCTTGCTCACTCTGGGGCTGGAGAAGCAGGGTCGAGCTGAGCATCGCTCCGTCAGCCATTTGGCAGCGGAGACGATTGCTCAGTTGTACTTGAGGGAAAATCTTGTATCCCAATCCACGGATAGAGTGGTAATAGCCGTTTGTACCAATTCCAAAGGGGAAAAATACAAAAGCACTGTTGATATGGTTATACAGGCTGCGTTTTACACACAGGAAATCTTCGGCCTGATTATTTTCCAAAGTAAGGTAGTAAGACACGGTGCCGTCGAACTCTTTCACCCATGCGTGGATTACTTTGACTTCAGAGGCGTTAGCAGTACCAGTGAACAAGTCATTGTTTTTCAACTCGACCTGCAACCGTTCCCATTCTGTGTATGTCCCGGTCGATCCGTTAGTCGCTTTGATCAGAGCCTTACGAACCTCCTCGACATTCCACCCCATCTCGGCAGCGGCTTGTTCATCTTCAATGAACCGATACAACTGATGGGCCTGATACGAACGGACGCACACGGCCACTTCGATTTCGTCTTCACACGCAAGAGTCTTTCGCGGGATGAGAAAGTCTCCGAACATCGAAACACGCCAACGCCAATCGATGTCATCCTCCCAGTACGCAATGCTAACTCCGTGCGCAATGAAGTACTGACACAGGAGCAGGTAGTTAAAGTTGAACTGTGGCCAAGAACGGATGGCGCGAGTAAGTTCTTCGGCAATAACGCTAGAGTATTCGATACGTGTTTTGGTATCGCCAAAATCGGTTTTCAAAGAGAGCAGATGCTCCACCGAGTGAATGATGTCCACATATCCGGACATCGCATTCTCCAGAATATTCGAGGCTTCGTCAAAGTTGACGTTACAGCGGTATGACTGGCCGCTGGCCATGAGGTCAGTGTCGCTATAAGGGGGGACTCCGTCGAACATCGCTTGAATCTCAGCGCGGTTCTTGGAGGACTTATCGTCGGCATCCTTCAGTTTGCGGTAGATTTCGTGAAGCGACTTGGAATCCTTGACACGACTACGCGGTGCACCGCTTTCCGATACGTTCTGGAGAAGGGTGTCGTTCATTCAGTAGGATTCCAATTATTTTTAAATTTCTTCACTCGTCTATCTGCAGTAGGTCGCTTTTTGGCGACTTTTTTTGTGGGTTCTACCACATCGTTGGTGTTTGTGGAAGAAATAGTTTTATATTTCTTACCATCAAGCTCAGCCAGAAGCAACCTTGCCAAGGAAAGATCTTTGCATCCATGTACCACAACAGCTTCGTCTGTTACTGGTTTATCTGTATGTAGATCAGGGTGCGGCATATCAAAGTTGTCAGAGACAATAATGCCGTCTTCACGCCTATAATTACATGTTTTCCAGTTGTGCTGGATCAAAGGTGTGTCGGTCAAACCCCCGCGTAATACTTCCCATTGAATCCAGACATCGAAAGCCTGCCCCTCTTCAAATCTCCAGAGATCGCAGAGTTGAGTGAAATTGGTGGGGTAGATTCCGGTCCCCGCCATATGGGCACCTTTCTCGATCAATCTTTTACTAGCATCCGTGTAATAGGTTGGATGCCTCGCCCCCATAAAAACAGCGTGCGCTGCTGTATATCCCTTTTGCAAAGCGTCCAACCACCCTCGCTTAACCGGAGTGTTATCTAACTCAAACCAATACCAAGGCTGATCAATGTTATACTCGGTGTACAAGTAACTCACTGTATTCCGGAAATAAGCGTTAGGGCCTAGGGGCCATCCTTTGGCTAGGCACTGAAATGCGTACGTCGAAGAGTTTCGAAACTGACTCTTGAGGCTGGTATGAAGTTTGTTAACGAGCGGTTCGCAGTCGGTCGATCCAACCACGAGTAGGTCGTGATTGGCGCAACCGCCAAGTTTAGTGATCAACTCCGATATGGGATCGATCATTTGCTCGTCAGCCTCGCTGACGGGTATGATTACAAGCATGAGTTTTTAGTGTCCGTAATTGATTCTTTTACCCGACTTTCTTACCAGATCAACCTTTTTAAACCATTTTTTATAACTGCTATCCGGTTGGAACGGGTCGATCGGCATCTTGTCGATGGCGGTCAAGTTATGCCGAGTGCGGCAGAGTTCAATCAAAATAAATGCTGCGTCTGAAATATCTGGCGACTTGCCGATACGGACTTTCATGTCCGATTTTGTTTCGACGCGGATACGCATGCTCAAACCTTTTTCCGTGGTGTATTGGCGTTCCGTCATTTCCCGTACTAACTCTCTGGAGATACCAAATAATTGTTTATTACGTATCAATTCCTTACCAGTCCACCAGAGTTCGGAGACTCTATTAGCGTACCTCTCATGTCCCGGAATACGATCTGTAAGAGAAACGGGCCTCTCACTGGCTTTACCGCCGAACTGAACCCGGAGGACATTCCGCGACCACATCGCATCTACCACGTCTCCGAATGGCGCACCGCCGCCGCTAGCATCATACGCAGCGTTTTGAGAAGTGACGCCCCAAGCCTCACACTTGTCCTTGAACTGACGGGCAATTTGAAAGGCTCTCGGCTCGTCCTTATTTGTGACATCCTCCCGAAGCTCCTCGTAGTGATCTAGGCATATGACACGCCTTCCCGTGGTATCTTTCCCTACGAAACCAAAGTAGAGAATACTGCGGTCACCGTTGGCACTGAATGAGGGGTCGAGAGCAGCCACTTTTGTAGGTTGATCGATCCACTGCACACGCTGGTCGGCTCCGTACTTGATGATATCCGACTCGCTGTAGATCGAGCTATCCGATCCCGTAGGACACCAGAATCCACGGTACATACGCCAGTAGCCGGGGCTATTCTCACCCAGCTTGCTTGCGCTTTCCGCAAGGTTAGATGGCGTAATCATCCACGGGTACATGACGTGACCAGCTATGATGTTGGGGGACTTGTGGGCATCGAAGTGCAGGCAGTGCCCACGTTCCGTTTCCCACTCCTCATCCTCCACGGTGATGGAGCCCCATCCGTCTTTGGGTGTGGCGAACTGGCCGAACGGATCGTAGTAACTCGCGGGGTTGCCGATGCCGATCAGCTGGAAGTACGGGTTGTTCGACAAGTTGGTATACGCAGCTTCGAGGATGGACTCACCAAGTTCTGGCAACTCGTCCGCGATGAAGATCACACGCTGCTGTTTGATACCGACTAGCTTGCCGACAGCCTCGCGTTCTTTCTTGCGCTCTGCAGCTACGAGAGCGATGCCGCAACGATCTCCGTACTTGGTGTCGGTACCATCGTCCATGCGGATCATACCAACGGAGTCGACCAACTTGCCCGGAAGCCCCGGAACAGCACGCCAAAGATCGGTGATTGCGCCCCAGATACGCTTTCTGGATTCCTTAAGACTGGTCGAGGTGACAATCACGAGCGTGGCCCATGGCTTCATGAGGAAGTTGACGATGGCCCACAGAGCGTAGGCTTGGGATTTCCCACTACTGGCGCAACCAGCCACGGCCAGATACTTGTGCTCAAAAGCAGCCTCAATCATGCGCTCCAGCCAAGGAGTCCACTCGATTGGCATTTTCGAATCAGGGTGGTTCCACAACAGATCGACTACACGTTTGAAATGAAAAAGTTTGCCCGGAGACTGTGGAGGCGGGTCGTTCAAACAACTCAACTCCAACGTGACCAGCGTAATATCTTCGGGAAATTCCCGTCCGTAAACAGTGACTGTTTTTTTGTTTGCGGCCATGATCAAAAAAGTTTTTGACAGCCGTGACCGAGTAGTTCAAAGTCGGTGCACACAACTCGAAATACATGGGACAAACTCAAACACTTAAGTGGCCTCGCGTGCATCAATCGCGCTACGGCAAAGTCACGATCTATAAGCAATCTCGCATCGATGGCGACATGTACACGCTCGCGTGGTACGTAGGTAAAAAGCGTGTTCGTGAGACGAGCATAGATCAAACGCAAGCTCAGGCTCGCGCTTCTGAAATACTGTCTATGTACCGCGATGGCAATCCTCCGAGAGAGCCGCGCAAACGCGAACCGAAATCCAAAAAATCTTGGGGTCATGTTATTGGTGACGTACCCATGGAGGAAGTGGTCAAGCACTACGCCCAGACACACAACCTATTGCCGTCAATCACGATTGAGAACGTATGTAAGGGGTACATGTCCGTCAAGGTCAATTCGGGGATTAGCGCACGTTACCGCCAGACATTGCAGCATCACCTAAATAGATTCTCTGGGCAATTCGGGGCACAAAACATTAGTTCCGTATCCGTTGAAGACATAAACAACTACCTCCTTGCTTTCGCCGATTTGCGCACAAGATTTAACCACCGCGCCAGTCTCCAAGGACTGTTCAAATGGGCGAAAAGCCAGAACTATGTCCATAAGTCCAATGTCGAGGATACCGAGCTTCCGAAGTTCAAGGCTAAAACACCCGCACTTTTCTCGTCAGACGAACTCAAAAAACTAGCTGAAGTGGCGAGTGAGCGGAATATGCCTATGCTCATCGCGGCTGCATACGCTGGGATACGTATGTCGGAGATCGAACGCCTACGCTGGAGCGACATCAATTGGGACGAACGTGCATTTGTGCTTGGGCCTGAGATTACTAAGACTAACCGTGGCAGGGTGGCTTATTTCCCCCAGTGCGTCGAAGAGAAACTCCGCAACTTGGCGGTAGTGGCAAGACTGAAAGATTGCACCAAATTCCTGCAGGATACCTGCTCTGATCACATATCTGAACTGGTTAGGAAGAGCGGCGTATCTTGGAAGAAAAATGGGTTGCGTAAAACCTTCATCTCGTGTCGAATTGCGCAGACACGAAACGCAGCCGAAGTGGCCGAACAATGTGGTAACTCTTCGACAGTTATCCAACAAAACTACAAGGGACTTGTAACCAAGTCGGAAGCCGAAACGTGGTTCAACATACTAGCTTAATATGATCGTAATATCCATAGATCCGGGAAAATCTGGAGCCATTGTCTCCGGATGGAAAAGTGCAGAAGAACCCAAGTGCTTCAACATGCCAGAGACGCTTGGTGATATAATTGACCTCTTCCGCAAAATCACAATAACTACAGACTGTGTTGTGTATCTCGAAAAGGTAGGTGGGTACGTTGGGGGTAAGGGTGCTCCGGGATCTGCTATGTTCAACTTTGGGCAAAACTACGGCCATCTTGAAGCAGTGGCTTGCACATTGGGTCTAGAGGTACGTCACGTAACGCCACAGAAATGGCAGAAGGCTCTGGGTCTTGGCACTACGAATGGGCGATCCAAAACCGAGTGGAAAAATCACCTTAAATCCAAAGCACAAATGTTGTACCCGAACTACAAAGTAACACTAGCGAACGCAGATGCTTTGTTGATTTTCCATGCGGCTAAGCGCGAACTTATCTGAGACTTTGCATATGGGACAACAGACGGGCACTATTAAGGGATTCGGGGGAATCTCGCGCAGTGTTGACAGTCTGCCCTGTGCAGCGACTCCGTATACTTGGGGGGATCCATTAAGGATCTTTGTATGCGGAGTCGCAATTTTTTCTAGGAGGAATGGGATGGGCAATCATGTAGCCGACATTCATCCGAGGCACGTTGCCGTGGCCCTGCGTCAGCGTGTCGAACTTTTAGTGGGCAGTGTAGATATACGGATGAGCGGCAATGGAGCAGGGCTCCGACCCGCCACGTCGAGGTCGGGAATTCAACGTTTGAAGCCATGTGGGGAGCTACAATCCCCATACGTTGAGTATAACCTTGGTAACCCGTGCATTGAAAAGAGGATGCATACTCGTCCCCACTAAATCTCTTTATGGCTAACAACGACATAACTCAGGCAGGTAAGGGAGATTCTCCTCGTCCGGTTAAGGGGGAGAAGTATCGCGAAAACTACGAAGCTATCTTCAAAAAGAAGAAAAAGTACCCAGATTGGATTTGCAACAGTTGTGGATCACTCTATGGAAAACGTCCTGATGGCAATCCCTATGGGGCAACCTACCACCTTGACGCCTGCGATATCTGCGGATTGCACGGAGATGTTACTGAACCACGGGACTTTGGTCATCTTAGGGAGGGGTGGGATCGCTGAAAACTCTCTATCCAGTCCAAGCAAGCCACGTACATAAGATCTGTACGGCTTTGCTGCGTAGTAACGCCGCGCTGGACTCCAGCGACACGGGGACGGGTAAGACTGTTTGTGCTGTCGAGGCTACAAAGGCCCTTGGTAAGAAAGCCTTTGTTATCTGCCCGAAGATCGTAATCCCTTCGTGGGAGAAGACCCTCAAGGAGCAAGGCGCATCCGTCATTGGCGTGATCAACTACGAGAAACTGAGGACTGGGCGTACACGATTCGGCCACTGGTCGGCGAAGAATTTCATGTTCACAATACCCGACGATGCGTTGATCATATGGGATGAGGTTCATCGGTGCCAAGGGATGTGGAGCAAGAACGCCAAGATGCTTATCTCGGCGAAGAAATGGATGAATCTTCTGCTTTCGGCTTCGGCCTGCGAAGACCCGACCGAGATGAGGGCTAGCGGCTTCGTATTGGGCCTCCACAGCCTCTCTAACTTCTTCAACTGGGCCAAGGCCCGTGGGTGCTACGTGAACCCGTGGGGAGCCCTAGAATTCAAACAGAACGAGCGATGGGCTTTGGATAGCATCAACCAAGAACTTTATCCAGCGCGAGGCGATCGTATGACACGAGCCGACCTCAAAGATTTTTTCAAAAGCACACGCATCATCACAGACCCCCTCGACTTCGGAGACAAGGGTCAGATCCAAAAAATTTATGACGAAATGGACCACGAACTCACGGCCCTTGAGCAAAAAGCCAAGGGAGACAGCAAAAACAAAGCAGCGCAAAAACTCGTTGCCCAACTCAGAGCAAGACAAGGAGTCGAACTTGCAAAAGTCCCGGCAACGGTCGAGATCATTGAAGACGAAATCCACGCTGGAAACTCAGTCGCCGTCTTCCTCAACTTCGACGCTACGCTCGAAGCCATCGGCCAAAGGCTCAAAATCCCCTACGAAGTCATCAAAGGTGGGCAAAAAGCGGAAGATCGCGAAAAAGCCGTACAAAATTTTTGCGGAGACCGAATACACGTTATCCTATGCAACATTGCCGCTGGAGGATTGGGAGTCTCGCTCCACGATGTACGGGGGATTCGTCCGCGCACGGCCCTTATTTCTCCCACGTACAACGCTAAAGACATGCTCCAAACCATCGGACGAGTAGACCGAGCGGGTGCGAAGACCGATAGCGTTCAGCGTATTCTCTTTGCGGCTGGCACGGTTGAGGAGAAAGTTGAAACGAGCGTTCGAGCAAAATTAAAAAATATTTCGGACCTGCATGAAAAAGCATTGACCGACGATTCAAATACAAATACAAAGGACATACACATGAAAGACCAAGAGACGAAAACGGTGGAACCAGTCGCCGAAAAACTTCACGCAGAGCACGGGCCGTCGAGCCTCAAGTACAAGGAGATCTGCCCAAGCTGGCGCAACCGTGAAGGGAAAAACTGGGCCTCGGAAAAAGGCGATCGCATTCACGAGGCGATGGAGTTCGACGATCCGTCCAAGTGCGCCAACGATGATGAACGCGCCATCTACGAATCTCTCAGCGGCTACGTGGCCCAGATTACCAAGGGGAAGAAGATTGTTCGCGACTACCGCGAGGTGAAGGTCGATATCGACTTGGGGGCGGGGCGTAGCACATTTGGTACGTGCGATCGCTTCATGGTATACGCCAATGACGTAGCGGACGCGGTCGACTACAAAACAGGATTTGGTGCAATCGATGACGCCGAGATCAACATTCAAGGTCAGGCGTACGTTCTGGGACTGTTCCAAAAGTTCCCGAACGTGAACGAAATCACCATGTATTTTCTCGTGCCAGCGCGGGACGAGGTATCAATGCACACGTACAAGCGTAGTGATATGGGTAGTATCAAGCTGCGTGTGTCTACGGTTATTGAACGCGCTGAATCGGGCGGTGTGTTCAATCCGCAAGCGGGTGTGTGTGACTACTGCGGAAACCAAGCTCGTTGCACCGCGCTGGCCGAGAAAGCTCTTCTCATTGCGAAACGTTACGACACGGAAGGTCTGCCAATTCCCGAGTCCGTGCGGGGGTCCGATCAAGACGATCCAGCCAAAATTGCAGACCTACTGACTTTAGTTCCAATCATTGAGTCATGGGCTTCGGGTGTCCGGAAACGGGCGACTGAAGTTGCCGTGGATCAGGGAGTGGAGCTTCCGGGGTTCAAGGTGGTCGAAATGACCAAACCGAGAACCATCACCAGTGCGCTCGGTGCGTACGAAGCGGTTAAGGATAGCGTGGAGTTGCGCGATTTCCTTACAGCCGTCGACAAGGTCTCAGTGACCAAGTTGGAAGACGTTTTCGCCCAGAAAGCCGCTCGCGGCACAAAGGCGAAATCCCGTGCTGCCCTCGAAGGGAAGTTGCGGGACTTGGGTGTCCTTCAAGATGAAGGTGTCACCTATCAACTCAGAAAGAATAAAAACCAATAAACCATTAGAAACCAAATAAACCATATGGCAACTGTATCGTTCAAAAATGCGACTCCCGTCACGGAGTCGGAAGTCATCGAAGCTCAAATCGTTCCAGTTAACGCTGAATCGAAAGTGGCTGCTGTCGCTCCCCAAACAAACAAAGTGATCCAAGGGGGTGCCAAGGGCATCGAAGGCGAGGTCACGATGAAGGACATTGTTCTTCCGCGCATCAACCTCGTGCAAAAGACTGGGCCGCTCGTCGACTCAGGAATGGTTCCGGGATCGTTTGTCTTCGACAAAGAAGTCCCGTTGAGCAACGGCAAAGACCCGCTCAAGATCACCGTCCTGCGTCTCGTAAAGCAGTACAAGCAGAAGCTGGAGTACGGCGATCCCGCAACTCCGCTTGTGTTCACCACACAGCAGGAGGTCATCGATAACGGTGGCTCCCTACGCTACGGAGAACCCAACTACTTCCAAGAGATCGCGCATCTGTTTTTGGCCATCGCCAAACCGGAGAACATCTCCGAGCAGTACGCGGGTCACTTCTACCGCGAGCACAACGGCAAACAGTACACCAACGCCGTGTACACCGTTGCTTCGACTGCGTTTACCTCGGTCGGCAAGAAGGTCATCAAGGCAGGCTACAGCCAACTCCGCGATGGTCTCTGGCTCGGCGAATGGAATCTGAACAGCGAACTTCAGAAAAATACCAAGGGCTCTTGGTTTATTCCGGAAGTGACATTTACTGGCATGCATGATAAAGATGCTGCCGTGTTCTTTGATTCCATGGCGAATGCCTAATCACTAACAGTCCGGACTCGGTGCATGCTGTGCGGGGAGATCCCGCAAGACAGGGGTATCGTAGGCGTGTTCACGCTTCTCATGTGTCTCCCCAGTGTGAAACAAAGCCGAGTCCGGACACTTTCTCTTACACACAATGGAGACTGCAGCCGTAGACTTTGAGACTTTCTACAATGAAGAAGTAGGAGTCGAAACACTGGGCGTGTGGCATTACTGCCGACATCCCGAATTTGAGGCTTATCTTGTAACGATAGCCACCACAACTGGGGTCGAGTACTGTGGACACCCAGAAAATTTTGACTGGTCTAGTATCTCTGGACCGAACTGGCGATGGGTTAGCCACAACAGGTCGTTTGACCAGCCAGTATACGAGAGCTTGGTCGAGTCCGACAAAGTTCCGCACCACTTCCCCGCTGTCTGGGAATGTACCGCTGATCTTTCCGCCTTTCTCGGCGCGCCACGAAATTTGAAAAATGCCTCGGCAGGACTGCTGAAGGTCGAGGTGTCCAAGGATACCCGCAACAAGATGAAGGGGCGCAAGTGGGCCGATATGGATCCTGAGTTCCGCAAGGAGGTCGAGGAGTACGCGATCAAAGACGCCGAACTCTGTCTGGATATCTGGGTGAAGTACGGAGACCAGTGGCCCGAATACGAACGCTGGCTGTCCCGTGAGACAACGCGCATGGGGCTCCAAGGCGTGCCGCTCAACAAGACGGTGATCAATGACCGTATCGAACACCTCAAGGTGCTCCTGTGGGAAGCTAGGATCAAGCTGCCGTGGGTCGAGGACGATCGTCCGACACTATCAGCCTTGGCCCTTGCCGAAGAATGTCACAAGGTAGGCATTACCCCACCAGCCTCACTAGCCGAAGACAGTCCGGAGTGCGAGGCTTGGGAGAAAGAGCACGGCGATAAATACCCATGGGTCGCGGCGATGCGCCAGTATCGCAAGTGCAACATCCTGCTGAAGAAGCTGGAGACGATGCGCAAGCGTCTACGGCCTGATGGTTGGATGGCTTACGGGCTCAAGTACTTCGGAGCTACCACGGGCAGGGACTCAGGGGACGCTGGGCTCAATATGCAGAATCTCCAACGTGCCGAAAGCTACGGGGTGGACATTCGAGGACTAATTCAAGCCCCGGAAGGCTATTCTTTGGTCATTTCCGACCTGTCCCAGATCGAACCGCGTTGCCTTTCATGGCTAGCGGGTGACCAAGATATGTTGGATTTTATAGCCAAAAGCACCGATTTATACGAGGCGCAGGCCCGTGCTTGGGGGTTCTGGGATAAACCGGAGTCGCTGCGTGAAGATAAGACCGGAATCCGACACTTGGTCAAACAACTCAACTTGGGGCTCGGCTACGGCATGGGGGTCAAGCGGTTTTGCGAAGTGACGGGACTGGAACCAGCGCGTGCGGGAGAGTTGGTCGCGCTGTACCGCAGGAAAAATCCGAAAGTTCTGGCCCTGTGGAAAAAGCTGGAGAACAATCTCCGCATGTCGGTCACGCGAAATGACGAGAAGTACGAGATAGAGTTACCGAGCGGGAGGAAATTGTCCTATTTGGAGCCGAATAACAACGAAGGACACCTGAGCGGGAAGATTGTGCGTGGCGGGAAATACGTCCGGATGAAGTGGTGGGGCGGTTCTTTGGCTGAAAACCTCACTCAGGCGATGGCCAGAGACTGTTTTATGGCAGCGGTCAAACGTATCCGCGAGGCAGGGATTCCTGTTATCATGCGCGTCCACGACGAAGTGGTCTGCTGCGTCAAGAGCAGCGAGGCTGACGTGGCCAAGAATACAATCGAAGCCATCATGCGAAAGCCGCCAGAGTGGGCGGGTAATCTTCCGCTGGCGTGTGAAACCAAGATTACTGGGAGGTACGAGAAGTGATCGCGGTAGCCGATTCAATTTCTCCAACAGATTGCCACGTACATTTCCACAGAAGCATGGGCGCACGCATCATGTGGGCAATCCGAAATATGGAGTACAACACAGAGAATTTCCACAACTTCGAATGGAGGGACTACGACCCTGATTCGGTGGAGTGGGCCATAAACTATGAAACACCATACGCAACCAACGAATAATATGTATACCTACAACAAATCAAAGAAACCAGAGAAACCAAACTTTGACCAAATAGCTAGCCAGCTTGGTATTGAAACCAAACTCGGACTAGAGTGCTTCAAGTCTCTCTGCGAGGCGGCGATCCTCCTCGACCGCAAAAACAAAGACTACGGTCCCGGAAACATCTCGGCTTTTGGTGAGAAGGGCGTGATTGTCCGACTCAACGACAAGATCGAACGTCTCAAGACTCTGGTCTGGAATGACCGCGCACCGGAGCACGAGAAGGTCTCGGACACTTGGCTCGACGTGACCAACTACGGGATCATCGGGCTCCTCTGCCACAGGGGTGAATGGAAATAACATACGAATGACTGCTAAAAACACACAAAATATGACACCTAATTCGATTGAAGTATTTGAAAGACTGAGCGGATGGACCCGGAAATCCAAGTATCCGGATGACAATATATCCTTGGATAGAGATGGGGTAATGTGGATGCGTGGGGAAGATGATCTGACGCAGAGACTAGAACACATGGAACTCGATGGGGAGACCTACGTGAGACTACCCGTATGAAAACATTCTACGCAAAGAACCTATCCTCGTCGGACGTAGCTCCGATGCCATGCGATCCATGGGTAGTCACCTCGTCTGGATATCCAACGAACGTGGCGACCAAGGATGACTACGAGAAGTGGGTGCGCGACAAGGTCACCGATCACTGCTTCTATACGGCAGCGGAAGGCATCAACCCGCACAAGCGCATCTCTCTGGAGAACCCCGCGAAGTGGCTACACGGGCTGGTCGCCGACTACGATGCCAAGCTGGACTCGAACTTCAACATACAAGATATGCTTGGACGTTGCGATCCGGACGCGCTGCCTGCTGCAATCAGTCGTACGTTCAGCGGCAATGCCCGTGTGGTCTGGGAGTTCGACAGCCCGGTCATGGTGGACTGCCCCGAGATGAACAAACTCCTGATGAAGGAGATCGCTAAGAAGTTCAAGCTGGGCAACGTGCTTCCGGGAATCGACGAGTGTACGTTTCGACTGAACCAGTTGTTCGAGATCGGACATGGATGGATGCAAGTCCCCGGATCACCGACCGTTTCGGACACGGTGCTCGGAGACCTCATCGTGAAGGCGAGCAGCAAGGTGGACTGGAACAAAGTCGCGGGGAGCGATCTGGAAATTCCGATTGATCGTGTAGCCGCCGAAGTCGAGGCACGATGGCCCGGAGCGTGGCCGGGAGACTTTGTGGTAGGTGCCCGTGGCCCGACATTCTGGCTCAATGACGGCATCACCCGCATCGGGTGTCAAGTGGCCGAAGCTGGGATCATCTGCTATACGGATCGCGCAGGAAAATCGTTCATGACTTGGGGCGACCTGCTGGGGAAACAGTTCGTCGACCAGTACAGGCAGGAGGTTATCGGCAAAGCCGTCATGGAGTACTTCTACGATGGCAAGGCCTACTGGTTTAAAAACGGACACAATCGCTGGTACGATGCAAAAGTGGAGAACGTGGCCCGAAGTCTCAGGGTTCATGGGATCAAGACGGAGTCCAAGAAAGGCGCGTCCCAGATGGATCGAGTACTTCACGCGATCGAAACCCAGCGGAGGGTGGATGCAGCCGCGCCTATACTATTCGATAAGCGCGAGATCGTTGACATCGGCAACACAAGGATCCTCAATATCAACTACCGGACGGCCATCGCTCCCGCAGAAAACGGCGACGAGGCGAACTGGAAGTGGATTCGCGAATGGATCTGGACGTGTTTCGGGGATGAACAACTCCCGTATTGGCTGGCCTACTGGAAGCGGAAGTACAAAGCTGCCCTAGAATTTGAGCCAGTCCAAAGTCAGTTGATCGTTATCGCTGGTGACGCGGGACAGGGTAAAACACTGTTTAACCGCAAGATAATGGGTGACAGCCTTGGCGGATGGGCTGACGCAGCACCATATCTGCAGGGTAAGACCAGCTTCAATAAGACAGTAGCCGAACACCCACACTGGGTGGTGGACGATCCGCAGTCGGCAATCGACCCAGATAAGCACCGCCAGTTCTCGGAGTCACTGAAGTCGCACGTGGCCAACCCCACGGTGATCTACCACCCGAAGTTCAAGGATGCTACAGAGTTGCCGTGGACTGGATGCATGTGCCTGACTCTGAACACTGACGCGCACTCATTGTCAGTGCTGCCGACCTTGGACAACAACATCCTCGATAAAATAATGTTGTTTCAGTTCCAACCGTACCAGCACAAGTTTTCCTCCAACAAAGAGAACGAGGAGATCATCAAGCGGGAATTGCCGCACTTCTTGCGGTGGTTGCTCGACTATTCACCGCAAGCCCACGTCCTGTGGTCAGAGAATCCAAGGTTCGGAGTTCGTCCATACCACCACCCAAGGATGATCGAATCCGCGAACGAGGACTCTGCAGCTACCAAGCTTGAGGAGATCCTAGATCGGTGGGCCAGCAGCATGCGCCGCGATGACAAGACCAAGAAGGAGTGGAAGGGCACGGCAACCGACCTGTTCTCCAGCGTCATGGGGATCGATGAGGGGATGCTCAAGCCATTGCTTTCGCGGTATACGCCCGTAAGACTTGGCCGCGAACTGCGCATGCTCTCAAATCGTCCATCAAGTAGGGTCTTGCGTCATGTATCACACCATGGTAAAACTTGGTATGTAATTGCAGTCGAAGAAACCTTTACGAAGAAAAAATAACTATTTTTCCTTTTAAAAATAATCTAGCTCCCGCCGTAAGCTCGCTGACCTCCCCACATTCTTGTTTGGGAGTGTGGGGTTTATTCTTACGGCGGGAGTTTTTTTCTTTACGTGTACGTGGTGTTTAGTATAGTGCGCGTATATGGACAAACTCAAACAAGCCCGAAAATTCTTCGATGCAATGGACAAGCCTTTGGATCAACAGAACTACAAGGGCGGTATGACAGAGTCAAAGACCGAAGTTTCGCGAGGGAGCGCGGGTAGGCAGTCAGCCGAACAACAACGGAAACGTGAGCGGGAGTACAAACAGGAAATGCGTAAATTCCTTGAGAATAGACCAGCAGAAAAACCGAGATACGATTACGGTATCAAGAAACTCCCGGTAAAAGCAGTACCCTATGGGGAGATGCGCATGCCGTCCGAGAAACAAATGATTGCGGAAGGACGTATGGACTTGGCCAATTCGAAGGATGCGGGTCGTGTTAAACAACAGCCTAAGAACTACATGAGCGTGGAGAACATGAAACGTGTTAAACAAAGTCTTAGTAAAATAAAATAGGAGGGAATAATATTATGCCGCTAGGAAGTAAAGGTTACGGAACATATAAATGGGATTCTGCTAAGGGAGACTGGGTAAAAAAAATACCACAGTCGGGTATCATAACTGAAAGAAGCAAACTGGCTGCAGAAAATGAGCGAGTAGGTGATGAAGAGGAAATTGCAAGGTTGAATAGGAAGACTTCTCTGCTGCAAGCGAAACAAGCGTGGGAAGAAGCGTACAAGAAGCAGTATGAACTCGCCAATACAGGGTCCCAAAAGATGGCCTAATCCTAGTGCTTAGGAAAGAACTCGATTTACTTGACTACTGAGATAAATGGCTTCGAATTACAGCAACGATAGGGCCGAGTGGCGCAAAGCCAATCCCGGAGTCAACAAGACCCAGAGATCGTGGAGCAACTACGAGGGGGACAGGCCCCAGAGCGGTTGGGCGGGTACGGATATGTATAGAAATTCCGAGCGTTGGGGTCCGGGGGGTAGGAGTTTGTCGAAGAAAGACGAAGACACAAAAGAAAGCGATGGGGAACCCAAACCGGAGGAGTCCTCTAAACCTAAAACGAAGGATCGGGGTGCCGCCAGAATGCTGCCGCCCGGATACACGATGGACGAAAAGGGCCGCGTTAAAAATTCCGCAGGGTATACCCAACCGGACAACTGGTACACCACCGACACCAAAACGGGCCTCAAGAGGCTTAAGACCTCCTCCGAAATGGGCATGTATGACGGCGGTAAGCTTTACTAAGTAAACTTTGACGGGGTGCCCGGACCAGCGTTTGGCGGCTAAAATTGAGAGTGAGTTATTAGTATTATTTGTATCCAAAATCCCGGAGGAGTGGGTAGGGGTGAACCCTTGGTCCCTAAGTCCATGGAATCCAAGGAGATACGACGATTGGGTAGGGGTGGGTAGGGGTGAGGGTAGGGGTGAAACTTTTTGCGTAAGTCTCTGTAGCCCAAAGGGTTAACCCCGATTGGGTAGGGGATGTAGGGCTTTTTTTTAAAACCGTGGGGTTTTGCGGCGGTTTTTCGGCCCGAGGGGATTCCGGCGATACATATATATATATACTTTTTCTTCAATCAATTTAAAAAAGCCCTACATCCCCTACCCAACCCCAGTTAAGTATATTGAAAATCAAGCACTTAAGGTGGGTAGGGGTGGAATTTTTCGGAGTTTCCACCCCTACCCTTTCTCTGTAGGTGGGTAGGGGTGACTTTTTCCTCCCCTACCCAATGTGATAACGAACCCTTGGATCCTTGATTCCATGGGTAAATGTAAAGTCTGGGGTTTGATTAACGCTGAATTGAGTACTGAATTGCAAATAGTTCAAGCCAGACTTTAACTATTCACGAATCAGTATGCGTTCGTCATTCGCGAATAACGAATACACGGCACTATTTGTGACAGATGTACCCTTCATACGACACTACACTGGCCTAGTGTAGCGTATGTATCACTTAACGATACTTCCCTCCGGACCACCTACCTTTGATTCTTTGGCCCCTAGGAGGCGTTTTCAAGGGATCAGGGGTTGGTTGTACCCCTGACCCCATGAAACGTGTTTACATTGGTTCCTTGGACCAAAGGTTCCGGAACCAGTGGAACAATTCGAGGCATGTGACTGCGACATGCTTCAGATCGTCCCTCTGTATGAATCCGACCCCTCCGTAGGGTCCATAGACGATACCCGACTGTAGTGTATACCACATATCAGATCACCTCCTTTCTATCGGGCCGGGATTGTAGCGGGTCTGGGAGCAAAGTCAAAAAACCAAAAAATTTTTTCTCAGAGGGTATATATAAAGAATTTTCCGGGAAGAAAGGGGTGATAGACCCACCCGCGTGGTGGGGTCGCTGCAAGTTCTGTTCGCAGTAGAGTTGGTGTTCCCGGCCTTGTGCTCATCGGCGCGTTTTTTCTGGAGTCGCTGCTGCTGTCCATCGGTGTGTATTGTGAAGCCACAAGCTTCCCGCTCAAGCGGTTGTTCTGGTTGGAAATAAAATTCGGTCGGTCGGTGATCTTGGTCACTGGCACGCGCCGATCTGCTGCGTCAAAAGCGAAGCTATCGACTAAGCTCTCCTCTGCTCGTGAGGGGCGGGCAAGTAATCGATCCTTGGGCGGTGCTCTTCGGGGCATACAGGGGAAAGATGGACAGGATAGACTGAGAGGCAAGGTGGTTCGGATGGCGTGTCTATGGCTCGGGCATTTGATACGATGATGCGATGTAGGGCGGGGCCAAGTGACCCCAATACTCATGCCGAGAAAAGGGCATGGGTTCCAGAGCCTGTAAATCTGGAAAAGGTAGCGGATTGATTTCTGCCGTGACCCTTAGACGCGATGACAAGCTGCAGCGATGGAAATGCCATTTCCTACGCCGTGACCACTGAGACTTGTCAACGTCCAGCGCGCAAGGACAGCGCGAAGGGAACCAAAACCCTAATGAAAACCAATCGAAACTCTAACCCTCGGAAGTCAGCGGTATGCTGATCTTCTTAAGATCATGGTCGATAACTCTGCACCCTACATAGTGCGTAATGCGACCATGATTCAGAGGCTCACCTAGTCCATCTAATCAATGGGCTAGGTGTAATCTGCAAGACTCCGAACCGCCTCCGCTTTGCGGTGCGCGACCCTCGGGCATCTTGCAGATAAACACCTAGTCAGAAAGTTAGATACAATGAATAAAGAAATCGTTCAGTTCAACGCCAACCGCAACGCCTTGGTCATCCCCTCGGATGTCGAGTGCATACTCAAAACGAGGGCCACTGATGGCAAGACGTTCGACGGCGGCAACTTCGCGATCATGACGTTCCGCGCTTTCGCGGAGCAAATGGGCGTGGAGAAACCCGTCAAGGGCGAGGATCGCTCCAAGTGGAATCACACGAAGAGCGTTTACAACGAAGCGAAAGACGCGGCCAGCAAGTGGTTCCGCGAGAACATGGGCAAGGCTCTCGCCGATCAGACCCTCGCGGGTCAGAGCATGAGCGTCAAAGTGTTCCGTAAGAAAGACGGCACGGTTCGTCGCAAGGTGGCTTTCACCTTGGCTGATCCGGTCACGGCCACGAAAGCAACTCCGAAACTCACGCGCTCGCAACTCGAAGCTGCTGCCAAGCAACTCGGGTTCGCGCTCGTCGATCAGACAGAGTTGGCTCTGTCCTAATAGTTAGGGCGCATACACTGCCCTCCCTTCGGGGAGGGTAGACTTATGTCCTACCATACAACAAAAGAGCGCAAAGGAACTACGGCGCAAGTCTGCGCTGCTGCATCTCTGCGCACGTTCGATCGGTTCCACGATACTCCGTGGAATTGGCATCCAGAGCGCAAACTCTGGAAGTCTCGCCGCAAGCTGAAGCCTATGTCCTATCGGCAGCTTGTGGAATTCATGATGCACGAGCAACTCTAGTCCATCTCGGCATCAAAACGGATTTCAAATCCGTAGGGGGAACAGAGTCCGCTGTCAGCCCTTTTGTCCTAGTCTGACAGAATCTCGGCATCCTCGACCACTTCTGCGTCGACGATATCGGATTCAATGTCCAACTTAGTCACGGCACCTCCTGCAGTCTGCTGCAGCCAGCCAACATTCACGATCGTGCTCTTCGTGTTCTCGGCATCTTCGAGTCCCGCAGCCTTTCGTGCCATGCTATCCGCAATCTGGGCATCTTTCCACGTCCTCGGGGCTGGAAGGTTGGCTTCCCGCAGCGCGGAATTCGCCTTCTCAAACACCAATCGCCTGTGTGCAGACCCCTTGGTCTTCCAATCTTCTTCTAGCATGTCGGCAACTCTTTCTACCATTGCCTTCTCTAATGGCTGGCTGTCCGGTAACTTCCGGAGTTTATTCCAACCTGCCTTCCAAGTTTTGGTAGTGATGGTATCTCTGTTGATTTCAAACTTGTCCGCGATGTCATTCGTGGACATTCCAGCGAGATAACAAGTCTTAACAGCCAACCACGTCTCTTTCGGTATCCTAGGCTTTGATCCCATGAACCCTTGAACCTAGGAACATCCAACCAAGGAGTCAACAACTTTCCCGCGAGTCTGCCCTCGCACAATAGAAAAGTAAAACCATGCCCGAAGAAATTAAAATCAACACTCCCGCAGGTGCGCTGGAAGGTCTTATCGGGGCCGTCTATTCCGACGAATACACGCGCCAGCAGAAAGTCGAATTGATGGATCACATCATCGAAACCTTTCAGAAACTGCGTCACGGTGAAATCACCCTCATCGAGATCGAAGCCGAAACCGACTTCGATCTGGAACCGATCTGCCCCGAGTGCGGTTGCCGTCACTAACACTTTCCCGCGAGTCTGCCCTCGCACAATAGAAAACCAACAACACAAGTGAAAACCAAAACACCTCACGGAATCCCATACAAAGACGCATCCCACTACTATGGTAAATGCGGAGCCTACTTCCAGCGCATCGAATTCGAGAACGGCTACGCCGTCTCCATCGTGTCGCACAAGTTTAGTTACGGAGGCCATGACGGCAACTTCGAGATCGCCGTGCTCCGCGCCGATACCGGAGAGATCATCTACGACAGCCCAATCACCAATGACGTGCTCGGACACTTGAACTTCGCCGAAGTCGGTGCAGTCATAGCCAAGGTCCACGCCTTGCCCAAGCGTTGCTTCAACTGCAACCCTCCGGTCGGATCGCCCGGATACAATGGCCACAGCGACTACTAAACCACCGCAACGACACAACTATGAAAACAGACCTAATGAAACGAGTGGAAGAACTGATGAGGCGGCAGAGCGAACACGTGCTCCGCTGCATCACCATCCGCACCAACGATGGCACAAACCAGTGCCAACCCGCGAACGCTTGGATGAAGATCATCAACCGCATTACCAACCGCCGCATCGACGAGACGCTGACGCCCATCGCATGGGCCAGAATCTCCAACGCAACAACCAAGTAATACTATGCCAATCCTGCCGCCCGACGATCCCCGCGCTATCCGTGGTATGCGATCACCTATCCCCAAGATGGCGAAGCAATACGTTCTCACCTTTGAGGAGTGGGGACCGCCATGCGAAGAACACGACAACGAATGCCCCTGCTGCATAGCGTGGGGCATCTACGACGAGACGCTCAAATGCCCAACGGTGGGCGAAGTTCTCGACAAACACAACACAACCACAACAACCAAGTAACATGGACGCAGACACCATACTCCATAAAGTTATAGAAACCATCAGTTCCAAGGGTGTGCCCGACGAATACTTCGACACCTACTGCGAACTGGCCGAACGTGCCTTGGCCATAATCCAAGATACGGACAACCACCACGACCACTGCGCCTTGGTCGCTCGGCTCATGCTAACCATGAGCCTCAACCTCAACGGACAGGGGACGCAGCCCCTGTTCTCGCTCAACTAAACACACAACACCAATGAAACTAGCATACTCAACACCATGGGGTGCAACCAACGCATGGTTCAATCGGCTCATAGAAAATCCCAAGGAACCTTGGCACGGCTTCCTCGACGTTTACTCGCCGAAGCGCAAGCTCTACGCCAAGGGACCGACGATCTATTCGTATGGGAACCACTTTCCCTTGATCCGTTGGATACCCGAATACAAAGCGTTCACCATCAACATCGACACGTATTCGCAGACCACGTCTCGGCATCAGAATGTAGTCAAGCAACTCGCTCGGCAGTATGCCCCGATCATGCGCTCCATAGCCAACTCTGGCGGGTTCGGAGAGGTCAAAGTATTTCGCTTGGATTACAGCAACTGCTGGCTCCCCGAACTGCACAGCGACGAAATACTGGCCTACTACAATGAGCAAATACGGCACTTCGCTTTCAAGACAAAGCGGGCGCGGTCTGACTGGAGTAGACAGCACAACTTGCGACAGGCCGAGGGTTGGATCACCGAGCGCAATGAGTTTATCGGTCGCTTTGCCATCCCGCTCTCGCAGCGCGGCGTGGAGAACGCACTACAACTTCCCGAGGACGTAACAGCGGCCCTCGTTCTGATGAAACTGATGGAGAAATAACCATGAAGATAAACCAACACACACTCGAAGCAATCCTAGTCCTTGGACTCCTGCTCCTTGGATTCATGCAACTCGTGAACTATTTGATCCCGACACCATAATCACCATGAAATACACAACCTACGACATCAGCGTCACGCTCAAGCCGATCACCATCAAGCTTGAGGTGCCCAACGAAACATCGTGCGAAGAGATGCACAACATCATTCTTGGGGAGATCTACCGCAAGCTAGACTCCCCCATACCACCGGTTCACCTCGACAAAGTATGCTTGCGAATAGCAAAGGAGTAAACACATGGAAGACAACATCAAAGCACTGCTGACCACGCTGCGCGAACTCTCCGACATCATAGAGATGGATGTCCCTATGCGGGAGAGATCACGCCGCCTCAACAACACACTGGCCTACGCCATGGAACTCGCCGAGTCGGTCGAGGAACGTCCGATCCGCGAAAGCATCAACCTTGAACCCTTGACCCCTTGCACCTGTGAAACTGCAACTATTTGAACGCAACGTCTACGGACGGCAGACCATCTATCCGGTCGGCGATCTGGCCAAGCCCCTTGAGGTATTGACCCGCCGCAAAACTATCGACCATCGCGATCTCGACGCGCTGGTTGCCCTAGGTATCGAGATCGAGTGGATGAAAGACCCACGGAGTATACAACAATGAAGAAACAAAAACGTGCCAAGTTAGTATTCAGTAACTACGCCTGTCTGCGAGAGTGGGTCTGGCGAACAACCGAGTCCGAAGATCCGGACACCGATCCCAGTCTCCTCGTCAAGACGGCTGAATCGGGATGCGATGTTGCCCCCCAATGGAAGCGTATGAAAAATAACATCGACTGGGAGTATGTCAGCATGCACCCATGCGGCGGTCCCGTCCGTAAGATCGAATCGTTCGGTCGCCTTATCAAGACCTACGATTCATTCCCGCTGGCCAAGTTCTTGGGCAACAAGGACAATCCGTTCTGGTTAATCAACTATAACGGAGCGGACAGCGTGACATCGCGATGCCGTAAAGATCTGTTTACTATTCTAGTGAATGACTTCCGGCCTAAACAAGTCCACGAAAGCAGCACCGATCAGTTCGCGTTTGTTCTGGAACCTCTGTTCCATGTCACGGCTGACAACATACACCGCAACTGGCAGGGCTATGTCGACTCCTTTATCGAACGGATAGAGGAGATCGGGAAACGATGCAACACATGGTTATCCTCGCACTCGGAGCTAGCGTTCCAGAGTGTAGCTAGGGAATACGTTCAACTCGGTAGGTATGTAGGCAAGTCAGCCATATCTATCGCCGACTTGGCCGAACATGTCACCAAAGCTAGAGACAACCTCAACGCACAGAAAGTTCTGCGCAAACTCAAGGAGAAATAACAATGAAGAAACCAAAGAAACCCAAAGTAAAGAAACCCACGAAGAAAGAACTCAATGCATTCGCCGCGCTCGCGGTGACGGCGAAGCTGCGAGACAAGGAAATCACAGCATTCGCAACGCTGCTGGAGTTGTTTAAGAAAGGAGTCCGTCACATTGACGCCGAGTTCTCTGGTTCCGGAGACAGCGGCGATCTATATGGGTTGGACTTCTACCCAGACAAAGATACGAAAGGATATAACGATACCATAGACGTTGAGGATACAAAGGTAGAAGCCCTACGTGAGTGGGTATGTGAACTATTCGAATCCAACGTAACCTGCGATTGGGTTAACAACGATGGTGGTGGGGGACACGTCCTTATCGACCTTCCCGACCTCAAGACAACGATAACGTCCTACTGGAACGAAACCGTCAGCAATACTTGCGAGGATGTCGAACTCAACTTGAACCCCTGTGCCGAGGAATAATATGCACCCATACTACCATGCCCTGTCCAGCGTCCGTAAGTTCGGAGGTAGGCCCGAGGATTATCTGGCCATCCACCACTGGTTCGATGAATCCAAGCAGTTCTTCGCGAACTTCCGTCACCGCGCCCTGCGTCACCATGCGCAGGGTATCTACGAATGCGAGAAGGTATTCGGAACAACCATCACCAACTCCCATGGTCGTGTGTTACCCACACGATACATTGGGGAGCAGCATGTGACCGAGGATATCGGACACATCCCATCGCTGCAGGACTGGCTGTCCGGTATCCCCGCGCAACCGTGGATGCACAATCGTCCGCAAGATACCGACAAGGATATTGCGGAGGAGTCAGTAAGTAAGAAAGTCACAGTCACCAAGAAAATAAACCTACTCAAAAAGTAATTTCGCTGGTATGCCCCAGCACCAACAACACAACACAACACAAAACATATGAGCAAAACTAACTCAACTCAGATCACCATCAAGCCGTCCGAACTCATTGAGGTTCTCGAACATTGCTTGATCTCCAACCTCGTGCCCTTCATCCAAGCCCCTCCGGGTGTTGGCAAGAGCACGGTCACCCGCCAGTTCGCGGATACCCAGACTCGCAGGTTCTTCGATACCCGCTTGTCCTACGCTGCGCCGACTGACGTTCGCGGCTTCCCCTACCTTGACCGGACGGGGACTGCGCCAGTCATGCGGTTCGGTGTGCCGAGCGACTACCCGACCGAAGCTGGCAACATCTGGCTGCTCGACGAGTTCCCTTGCGCACCGAAGGCTACGCAAAACGCCAGCCTTCAGTTGCTGCTCGACCGCTGCATTGGCGACTACCAAGTCCCCGACGACACGCTGATCGTCCTCGCTGGCAACCGCGCCATGGATCGCGCTCACGTCGAGCGTATCTCCAGCGCAACACAGAACCGCTTGGTCGACATCACCATGCGTGTCGACACCGACGAGTGGACTAGCTGGGCCTTGGGTGCGAACCTCAACCCCATGATCATCGCCTATCTGCAGATGTGCCCCGGCCATCTGTCGGACTTCAACGGCGCGGAGTGGCAGGGCGGTGCGTTCGCATCTCCCCGCTCGTGGGAGTTCGTCTCCAAGTTCTTGTCCAATGGCAAGAAGTCCACGGCCAGCGTCCGCTCGGCCATCATCGCTGGCCTTGTCGGCCCCGCGATCGGTGCCCAGTTCGCTGGGTTCTGCTCTGTCTACAACGACCTGCCCGATGTCAACGCCATCTTGATGACGCCCGACACGGCTGACGTTCCGACCGAGCCGTCCGTTCAGTATGCCTTGTCTGTCGCCTTGTCCAACAAGTCGACGGCCAAGAACTTCGACCGCGTCCTCCGCTACGTGACCCGCTTGCCCAAGCCTGTCGAGGTCTTGTGCGTCAAGCTCGCCATGCAGCAGAAGACCGGACCCGATGCTCCGTTCAAGAATCCCGCGTTCCAACGCTGGGCCTCTGACAACAGCAGCGTGATCCTCGGAGCCTAGGAACCCTTGATCCCCTGCAGCAGCTAACCCTGTTGCAGGGGATTACTCCACCATGGAAACCATAAACGCAATAATAACCTTCCTCGCATCCTATTCGGTCGTGACCCTCGCCTCTATGGTGTCGGTCGCTGTCCGTGTCTGGGTTGTCATCGAAGTCATCAAAGCCACATCAATCCTTAACTATATCAAGTAATGAGCAACAACATAACAAGTCCAAGCAAAGTAAAGAAATACATCCTCGAGTTCGCCAAGGAGAACCGAGCACACGAGTTCACAAGGGTAAGTCAACTTACTCTCGACAAGGTAGAGGCAGCAGCACGTTCCGCAGCCCGAGCCGCCGTCACATCAGCACCATCGAAAGGAAAAACACTATGAGTAACACCAGCACAAAACCACGTAAGAAAGCCAACGCCAACGACGAAGCCGCTAGGGTAGAGAAGTCCGTAGTCAAGATGGTCCTCGACCATCCGTTCTTCGCCGCACTCGCCCTCAAGATGCGGGTCGTGCAGGACTACAAAGTCCCCACGTTCTGCGTCGACGGAGTCCACATGAAATACAATCCGGACTTCTGCGCCACGCTCGACGATACCGAACTGCTCACCGTGCTCGGCCACGAGGTCTTGCACTTGGCGTTCGGCCATCTGTGGCGCAAGGGTAATCGCAGCATGAAGAAGTGGAACTACGCCACGGACTACGTCATCAACAACTACCTCATGAAATACAATGAGGATGAGGTCGCCGCTGGTAGGGTCGGCCCGTTCAAGCTACCGCAGGGTGGTTTGCTCGACCCGAAGTATGACGGCATGGCAGAGGAGGAGGTCTACAATCTCCTACCCGAGCCTCCCGAAGGTGAAGGCGGCGGTGGCGGTGGTGATGGCGATGGCGGCATGGGTGACTTCACCGACCCAGTCGACGGCGAGGGAAACACCGAGGAGGACTGGCGTCAACGTGCAGTCGAGGGTGTCAACGCAGCCAAGCTCCGTGGTCGTGAGTCTGGCAGCATGACCCGCGCCATCGAGCGTCACCTCAAGGGCACACAAGACTGGCGCGAGATTCTCCGCGAGTTGTTGTCTGCTCCTGCCAACGATGACTACGACGAGACGCGGCCCGATCGCCGCTTCATGGAGGATGACATCTTCCTGCCAACGTTGTATAGCGAGCGTGTCGGAACGTTCGTCGTTGCCGTCGACACGTCCGGTTCGGTCACTCCCGACCTGCTCGACAAGTTCATGGCCGAGGTTCAATACTGCTTGGACACCGTCAAGCCAGAGAAGATCATCGTCATAGACTGCGATGCCGCAATCAACCAAGAGCGTGAGTTCGCCTATGGCGATAACGTCCGCGACTTCACTCTCAAGGGTGGTGGTGGCACGGACTTCCGCCCTGTGTTCGACAGGGTCAAGTCTCTGGCAGACTCACCCGAAGCGGTGGTCTACTTCACCGATGGCTATGGTGCCTTCCCCGACAGCCCTCCCGATTACCCTGTGATCTGGGTGGACTACGGCGGCACCGACTATCCGTTCGGCGAGGTAGTTAGAATCAACAGCGCAGACAAATAGTAACAATCAGACAAGCCATGAGTGTCTCGGGCCTGCCGACAGGTTCTCACACTACGATCCTTTGTTGTTGGGGATCGCCGTGAGATGTAGTCCTTCGGTCTTTCATTGACAGCGTATCCTTCCGCTGCTGGCAAACCTTGGTAGAAGGAACTTAACCACAAACACAAACACAAATACAAATACAAATACAAATACAAAGGAGATACACATATGAACGTTAGAATATCAGGCGAACTGCAGAGCGATGTCCGCTCGCATATCAACAGCATGAGACTCAAAGATCTCCAGCTTCAGCTGGGGTCTTCGGAACAAGACAAATTATTCTGCATCAGCGGCTCAAGCACAGAGCTTCTCAATCTGGTATGGGGTAAACACCTACACTTAAAGTCGCAGATGCCAACGGAATGGATGAAAGATCTATGCAAAGAATACAGGCCGCACATCTGGATTAGAGTTCAATGGGACCAACTTACAACGGAACCCAAGTCGAAGAAGTTTCAAGTATATGTCCTGCATGGGGGATCATTCTTAGTTCCACCGCGAATGCAGTCTGGTAGCGAATTCTCTGTTAGGAAAGAAGATCTTACCGGAGATCTAAAACGTATCAACGATCTAAACGATCAGTGGGATGAGCTTTGTGCGAAGTGGACGAAGATATCCTCGGATGTCATCACCTATCTTAAGTCAGCCAAGTCCCTCAACTCGGCCCTTAAGAACTGGCCCGAACTCAAGGCGTTCATCCCGCAGGAATACTTGGATCGTGTGGCTACGAAACCGGAGCGCACTGCCGAGCGGAAGAAAGCCGAGGAGGCTCTGGCCAACATCGACCGCAACCTCGCTGTTACCAGCGCGACCATGGTCAAGTTGGCTACCACATGAGCGACCAAGAGCCAGTAGATTCTACGGCGATGCTTCGCCTGTCAGTCATTCGCCTCATCCTAGCCAACAACTTCGATGACTGCGAAATAATAAAATGTCTGGATACAAAGACGGGGGATACATGCAACGTGCTGTTCCTCCCCGCTATGGATCCCGACGATGGTGACGTGTATATGACGCCAGCATTTGCAATCCCAGAATCAGATATATCTGAGCAGGAGAGTAGATACTTGCCAGTAGATACGTTACCAAGAACCAACCTAACCAACTTCAAGAATAACTAAATAATTCCTTGATCCCTTGAGCCGATGAGCCAATGCTTACGGCCCAAGGGGTCTCTCCAACACGAACCCAAAAACACAAATACACATGAGCACAATACGTAATCAAGCAATGTTGACCAGTCTGTCTATCGGCCTGTTCAACCCCAAGAAAACCGACCGCAACGTTACACGTGAGGTCTTGATCAGCAAGAACGCATCGCATAACGCTGGTGCGTTCGTGAAGAATATTCTCCCCGAGGAGAGTATCAAACCCATCCAGTCCGAAGCCGCCGCGTTGCGGACTTGGTTCTATCAGAACACCCTGCCATGGGGTGACGATGCCGTGCGTCTGTTGCCAGTCGCGCAGTGGGACAAGTTCACCGAAGACCTCCGAGCACGTCTCGCTTCGCTGAACTCCATGTTCGACAACTTCTGCAACAGCTACGAGCAGCACCGAGACAAGGCTCTCCTGCAACTCGGAGCGTTGGCGAACCCTGCGGACTACCCGCCGCTGTCGGAAATACGTAGCAAGTTCTACATAAGGGTGGCCTACCACCCGATGCCCGACAGCCGCGACTTCCGCTTGGATGACATGCCAGAAGAAGCGATCGCACAGATCCGTGCCGAGACCGACCTTCGAGTTGCCGATGCAATCAACGAGGCTCGCAACGATCTGTATCACCGCTTGGCCGACAGGTTGCAGCACATCATTGCTCGGATGGCCGAGGCCAACAAGAAGCGCGAAGGCACACGTCTCCACGCTTCGTTGATAAGCAACTTGCGGGAACTTTGCGAGTTGATCCCTAGCCTCAACGTCACCAAGGACGAGGAGCTTGAAGCTCTACGTGTCCGCGCCATGCAGGAGATCGGTGTCTACGATATCGACGAAGTCCGCGACAACCCAGATGTCCGCGCCGAACTCAAGTCCAAGGCCGAGGACATCCTCGCCGCCATGGGCTTTGGTGGTAACAACGCTGTGCAGAAAGCGGCTTAATAACATGAAGAAGACAAAACAATACTACGTAATGCAGTACGAGGACGTTGCCAGAGAACGTCTATACTTAGCCAAGGGGCCTTTCGATTCCATCGTTTCTGCCGAAGAATGGTTGAAAGAGGAAGCCAAAGACCTGCTGGAAAACTCGGGCGAACCCGTGAGTCGCAAAGACTGTGAATCTTGGGCTGGTCCTAGTCTTGTGGTCGAAGTGGTCAGGCAGTATCAACAGATACCGTCCTACCGAGTCGACATTAAACTGAAACGGCTATAGGCAACTATGAGCCTTAATTTAAGGAGGTGATGCTTCCATGCTACAACAACCGATAACGGTGCATCCACGTCTACGACAGGCTATATCCTTCGTGATAATGGTGCAGTCGATTACACCTCTAGTAGCTCTCGATAGATGTCCGGGGGTTGCGTATCCGGGTAACTAAACACGCAAGTTGTATGCAAGTTGCATAGTTCCATAGGATCCGAGGGCCGCGCATTCGGTAATAACGCGGACTTAACCAATAGAAACATATACCCATGAAAACAGACGATAGACGCCTCATGCTGGCAGGACACGCCCTCTCGGGACTGCTAGCCTCGCAACCAGAAAATAAGGGTTGGAACATCGACGCCCTGTCGGTAGTCTCCTTGAAGATTGCCGATACCATTATCAGTATGGCATCTTTGGAGAAGCTACCGGAACTCAAAGCTCCGGACGATTCCCAAATGGAATTAAATCTGGAGACCAAGAACGATGAGGAACTACAAAGCTGAGTACGAAAACTACCAAGGCACCGAAGAGCAGAAGAAACGCCGTGCCGTGCGCAACGCAGCCAGACGCATGTTGATGCGCGATGGCCGCGTTCGCAAGGGTGACGGCAAAGATGTCGACCATATCAACGGTCTCCACAATGCAGCTAACAACCTGCGTGTTCTGTCTAAATCAACCAATCGCAGTATCAAGTAGCTTAGCTACCAAACTACGATTGATGATAGTAGCATGTTCGCTGGCTGTAGTTGTCGCGTTCGTAGTCCTGTCCAAGGGCTGCGAATTCGACGGCGGCAGGCCAGCGGATGCCTACTCAACGGTGTCAATAAGAAGTTGATACCCTAGTATTTTAAGATATAATCCGCGTCTGTATTAAACAGAAACCTATATCTTCGAAAGATAGCGGAGCACTCTACGAGCTTTCTTTCATGGTCGAGTGCATGAAGCGGGGATGGAAAGTCAGCCTACCGATTGGCGAAGACTGTCGCTACGATGTCATCGTCGACACACCCAAAGGATTAACTCGGGTTCAAATCAAAGCCTTGAGTCCAGATAAACTCGGTCGGCTGCGTCTCAAAGCTGTCTACGGCAATAGAGTTGCAAAATCCTATACTATTAAAGATTGTGACATAATCGCTGGGTACGCCATCTCCCTCAGTACTTGGTGGATAATTCCTGTTAAGTACTTGCAAACCAAGATGTTAAATCTAAACAGAAAGTATCATGAGTTCAATTCAGCGTGGCATTTAATTGGATACAATGAGCAACCTAAAAAGAAGAAATAGTATATTACTGTGTGCTGAGATTCTCGGAGCAAGCATGGTCGCGTCAGCCGTAATAGTGGCCAGCGGCCTATTCTGGACCAGTCTTTTCTGGTTGATCTATAAGTTGGTCCTGCTAGTTTCCTAGCAACACATGAAGCCCCGGACTACCAAGAAGTCAACACCTGCCAAGCGCATCCCAACCATGCGTTTCAAGTTCGACGGAAGTTGGTGGAAAGTAAAGATACAAAGACCCCCAGAGCGGGAAGTCCTTGAGGGTCTGGTCCGCTACGACACCCGTACCATTTATTTGGATCCAAGGGCCGTGGCTTGCAACGGATTCGGGATCATCGTCCATGAAGTCGCTCACGCTGTCCTACGCGATATCGCTGAAGACCCTATTCTTGAGCTTGAACGAATCTCCTCAACCGTGGCAAAGTTCGTGGCCAAGTACACAAAGGGAACCATATCAATCGGGAACCACAAGCCCGTAGAATAAATTTATGAAGAAAAAAACAACAGCACCCAAACGCAAACGTAAACCCATTTACAATGCTGAGATCGAAGATGTCCTTGAAGGTATTCCTCCTATTGGCTACGTAGCCGTTACTTTTTGGGGGCGTTTTGTCCTAGCAGGTATGTTCATCCGTAAAGCATTTGCTTGTCTATTCAAAGGCCAAACGTCTGTTTGATGTCCGGACCACTCATAGTACTTGTAGGATTTATCTACGCATATGTTTCCATCGAACAAGGAACCAAAGGAAATATCGGGATGTGTCTCGCGTATGCGGGGTATTCTTTTGCCAATGCAGGACTCTACCTGCTCGCCAAGTAGCATGGCTTCTTTCGGCCTGTTCTTGGTTGTACTTTCTGTAGGCGTTGCTATCGTGGTCGACGCCATCAAAAACTACCACGAATAGAAGGAGGTGATTTTATGCCGTTCAAATCCAAAGCCCAACAAGCCTACATGTTCGCTACTCAACCGAAGATCGCCAAAGAAATGGCTGGAAAGACTTCGAAGAAGCAGTTTGCTCAGATGCCTGAGCACGTTAAGGCCAAAGTAAAAAAGAAACCTAAGATGTGATGGATCTTCTACTAGCCATACAATCTTATACAGGAGCTAATAGTATAGTGGCTAGACACTGGCCTTACTACTTAAACTCTGGTGCCAAAGAAATCCATGGCATTGGAACTACTGATGGTGGATGCGTATGGCCGAGTAATGTCCCGAGCGTACTTATCGGAGAGAATAGATACATGGATGGTAAGCACCTACCAATTCGCCTACTTGACACTATAGAGTACTGCCTATCCACAGATTCTTCTCACTTCTGCATAGTCGAATATGACACACTATTCTTACGCAGTATACCGGAGTGGGTCGGGATCGCGGCTCATTTAGCAGGTGGGCAGACGTTTAATAGCAAGGCTTCGACATTCATCCACAATCCTTGGTTTCTTGATCGTCCAACAGCTTTGGCAGTACTTAACGTGGGTAGAGAATTGGTGTCACAAGACTGGCCTATAACCCATACTTGGCATATTAGAAACTCAGAAGGATGGGGGTATGGATGCGCCGAAAGTTCTCCAGATGTATTTTTGGCTTGGGTATGTGAGGAGGCAAAAATTCCAGTTAGATACGATCTTATGCGGGAGTTTAGTCGAAACAGTCTTGATAGACCCGGAGCACTCGAAGAAGCTCGGGCCGCACGTCTAGATGGAGTTGACATAATTCACGGAGTCAAATTGCAAAGTGAACTTGATTACATTATGTCGGCCCCATGAAAGTAATAGTAAATTCTAATATCAGAAACATCAAAACAACCATTGAGAAGATCAATGAGGGTGGGATTTTGGATAAGAACCCAGATGTATTTTACTTTATTGTGGGAGGATCGGCAGAACCTACTGAAATAGGATACCGCAATGTTTTCTTTACGGACGTTAACTCATTTGATTTGACGGGTCTTATTTACTTGATAGAAAATGATTACAATTTATGCGGAGATGAATCTTTTTTCTACACCCACGACACTTGTTTCTTTGGAGATAGATTCTTGGATCTTTTAAACAATAGCAATTTAAAAGAAGCGCGGTTATTTGAAGGGGCCAATTGCTCTATGCATATAGGAATATATACTAAAAGTATTATTGAGAAACATAAAGACGAAATCTTAAAATTTAAAAACACAAACGATGACATAACCATCTTGAATGCTATTAAAAATAGTTTGATACACAATGAGTCTTTTGTCCTATTTGACTCTGGATTCTTAACCGGACAGAGACAGCCACTCGAAACTAAATGTGTGTACAATAATAATGTTCCAAGACTAGTTGAATATTTTCCAGAATTAGATTTTTATAAGTTCAAGGCAAACTGGCAAGCAAAACAAAATTACGAAATAAATCTATGAAAAATACTCTACAAAAGATATACGAAAAACATGGGCTTGAAGGTGACGTAGGTCATGCCGATAAAGGTAACATTCACTCGTATATTCCAGTATATGAGGAACTGTTAAAACCCTATAGGGAATCGGCCACCGTCTTGGAGATTGGATTGGCATTCGGGTATTCACTCCGTATGTGGGATGAATATTTTGGGGATGAAGCCAAGATTTTTGGTGCTGATATTCTAGTAGCATTTGACCCTATTGAGTTTAAAAGTCCTCGCGTAACCATCTTAGAGGTTGATGCCACTACTTCAGAATTGTTGACTAAACTTAATGGAACTAAATTTGATGTAGTTATTGATGATGGCTCGCATCAAGCTGTAGATCAAATTAATACCTTCAATCTACTTCGTGAATCCATGAACCCCGGAGGAGTGTATATCGTGGAGGATATACTAGACTTCGATAGCGTGTCTTCTGCTTTTAAGTCTCTTCATGCTAACTGCGACGTAATTGATCTACGTAGCGTAAAAAACAGATTTGACGATGCTTTGATTGTATTGAAGTTCTAATGAATACGGACATTTTTATTCGCTCGTACGTCAATGATTTTCGCTGGCTGACGTACTCCTTAAAATCCATCAATCAACGAGCCAAGGGATTCCGTGACATACATATCGTAGTACCGCAGGGACAGGCCGAGCATCTCAAACACTTGACGCTGGAGAAAGTACATGAGTGCCCAGTCTACGGTGATGACTACCTTGGTCAGCAGATCACCAAGATGATGGCCGATACGTACACTGACGCCGACTTTATTCTACACATCGACTCCGATACCGTCTTTACGCAGGACGTGACACCGGACACGTTCATTATCGACGGCAAGCCAATCATCTACCACGAGCCCTACTCAAAAGTCGGCCTTGAACCTTGGTACCCTGTAGTCTCGGAAGTCTTGGGGTGGGCACCGGAGAACGAGTTTATGCGTAGGTTCCCTTTCGTGTATCCTCGTTGGTTGTATGGGGATTTTCGTGGGTACCTAGAAACTCTTTACTACGATAGTTTTGAAAATTATGTATCCAGTAGACCTCATCGCAGTTTTTCTGAATTTAACATCATAGGTGAGTTTGCATGGAAGACGCATCATGATAAGTTTACTTGGCGTAACCCGCATGACGATCCAACTTACGTCAGACAGTTTCGTTCGTGGGATGGGATTGACGGTCACCTACTAGAGCTAGATAAACTAACTGATGGATAAAAATATAACTCTAGTAGCCATAGATTTTCTATGGCATGACTTAACTAGATACGCTATTGAGACAAGTCTAAAGCGTGTAAGTATATCCGAAATAATCACCATAAGCGACCGCGAAATAATCTCCGGAGCCAAATTTATATCACATAAACCAGTCAATTCTTTAGGTGAGTACGCCAACATTATGCTTAAAGAAGTTGTTGACCATGTTAATACAAGTCATGCTTTGTATGTGCAGTGGGATGGCATGGCCTACAATAAATTTTGCTGGGATTCACAATTTCTCGATTATGACTACATTGGAGCACCGTGGCCTTTTGAAGTAGAAACCGAAAGTGTAGGTAACGGCGGCTTTAGTTTACGGAGTAAGAAGCTGCTCGAAGCATGTAGGGATAACGCGATACAGTTAACTGAAGAAATCCCAACGTCCGAAGATAAACTGATCGGCTATAAACACAGGCCATATCTAGAAGATAAGTACAACATAAAATTCCCATCGATAGATACGGCCAGCCATTTCAGCTTTGAACTCGGCGTACACAAACCATGTCTAGGATTCCATGGACTTTGGAACGTATTTAACCTTATGCCAGATGAAACTATGGATTACTACGCATCGCGCATCACCTACAAAGATTGGGAGTTGAATAAGTGGAGAAGAGTCTTGGAAGCCGTATTACGTAGGAAACGATTTGATTTATACAAAAACATGCTGGATAAAGTGCCGATAGACATAACAGCACAACTAACGCAGTCACTGAAAGAAGAGTGTGGACTTTCCGAAAGTGGCCTAATAGTAAAGTAGTATGAAGTGGGATACACGATTCATCCAGTTAGCTAGACACGTAGCACAATGGAGCAAAGACCCCGGCACCCAATGCGGAGCAGTCATCGTTAGGCCAGACCGCACCATCGCCAGCATTGGTTTCAACGGACTACCTCGCGGTGTCGAAGACAGTCCCGAACGATTGCTAGACCGCGACAAAAAGCTGCAATATGTTGTACACGCAGAAACTAACGCAATACTTGCAGCGCACGAACAGCTTAAAGATTACGCTATCTATGTGTGGCCTTTCCAACCCTGTTGCCACTGTGCCGCTGCCATCATTCAATCTGGAATCAAAGAAGTATACTGCCCAAATGCTCCGGTTATTAGATGGACAGAGTCCTTTGAGGTAGCTAGAAAAATGTTTTGCGAAGCCGATGTTTCCCTAAATCTATTAGATGATAATATACCCAACTAATCTTAAAGACGTTCTGCTACTAAAACCTAGGATATTTGAAGACGAACGTGGTTGTTTTTTCGAACCTTGGAATCAAAAAACTTTTGATAACCTAAGCCTACCACTGACATTTGTTCAAGATAATGTCAGTTATTCCAAGAAGAATGTGCTACGCGGTCTCCATTATCAGCTACCAAATTCGCAAGGAAAGCTCGTATCCGTGCTCTACGGCCATGTGTTCGACGTGGTTGTAGACTTGCGTAGGTCATCCGATACGTTTGGAAAGTGGCAGGGATTCGAGTTATCCGAGGAGAATAGACTCATGCTGCTGATGCCCGAAGGATTTGCTCACGGGTTCCTCACGCTAAGCCATCACACCATATTCCAGTACAAGTGTACCAAACACTATGACCCAAACTCAGAGCACACACTACTTTGGAACGATGAAACTATCGGTATAAATTGGCCTCTTCCAAAGAGTACCAGTCCGGTAATTTCTTCAAAAGATAGCTTGGGATATACATTCAAATCTTGCCCTAAATTTAAATGAACAAAATAACAAACGACATCTATAAAAACTTTGACCCTTTGCCTCCAGATTTATTTGGCTGGCATGGGACTGGTTCACTATTTGGCAACCTTATTGACCAAGTAAAACCCAGCCACATAATTGAAGTCGGCACTTGGAAGGGACAGAGCGCAATCACCATGGCCAAACATGTAAAGTTCACGGGTCTCGATTGTAAGATTACCTGTGTTGACACATGGCTCGGTGCATTGGAATTTTGGAAGGATTTGAGGGATACACCAGAGAGAGACTTGATGCTACATCGTGGATATCCTCAAGTTTACTACCAATTTTTGTCGAATGTCGTTCATTCCGATGTTCAAGATATTATTCTACCAATGCCACTACCTTCTTCGATTGCTTGGAAGGCAATTGACGAGAAAGCGCAGTTGATTTATATAGACGGCTCCCACGAATATGAAGATGTCAAAGATGATTGTTTGAACTTCTGGAATTTGTTGGATGATGGTGGAGTCATGTTTGGAGATGACATAAATTGGGCGGGAGTAAAAAAAGCCGTAGGAGAAGTTTTCCCTGATTCAGAAATAATCGAAGATATTTTTTGGGTCGTTAAAAAATGAGTAACTACCTAAATATAAACATACCCACATTCATGGCCTACCTTGACTATGGGTTCATGTTTAATGAGCAACCGGACATTAAACGCGAGCGTATGCTTGTCGAGGTGCTGGCCTTTACCAGCATACCGCAGCGATGTGGACTGTTCACCATCATGACGGAGTACGGCAGTCAGCACGCTCGCGTCCCAATCCACTACCTACACGCCGAGAAGGAGGGCGGCACGGACTTCCCACTCGACTGGGTTCAGCTATGGGATTCACTGAGCTATTACTGCTCGGCTACCATTCTTGAGTACTGCAAGAACCGTTCGGCCAACATCATGCTCAAAAACAAGACGCTCCACAAAGCGCAGTACATGTTCACCCTTGACTGGTGCATGGGTCCCCAGTACTCCAGTGGCTATGGAGAGATGGCAGCAGGACACAAATGCGGTCACGTATTCCGTGGTTCGGGTGGGCAATACTTTATTCAACCCAACAACCGAGTCCTTTGGATGGACGGCGGATCGTTCATCTGTTCCAAGTTCCATAAAAAACCAGACTGGAAAGTATTCGGTCACGAGTTCTCCTGCGAAAGCAGCGGATCACGATGGGTGAGCGAAAGCGAGGAAGACCTATGGTTCTACGAATTCAAGGAGCAATCCTAGCGGCAGCACTTTGCGGGTGCGTATCTTCGTACCCTCCGCGCCCCTACCCTTGGAACTTTCCGCCCGTGGAAGAATGGAACGCCCCATTTGAGATGTCTTGGGTAAATTTTGTAGATACGGTCCGTAGGGTTACCGCACCCAAAGGGAAAATCTACGACTCACTAATGCGTAACTACCAACCCGATTTCAGCATACATGAACTACAGACACACAGAACCACAAAGACGAGCGGCCCTAATTAGAGGCCTTGAACACCTAGCGTTCTGGGCCGAGGTCCAGAGATCTAGCGAAAAATCCATAACCGACATACTGCAGGCCCTACGTCAACGGGTACGCAAGCTGGAGGAGAATATTGTATCCGCTGGCCAGCGACCGCCGCCATCGGAGACTACTTCTTCCAGCACCAATCCGGTAGGCTTTCTCTCATCTCAGGAGTGAGCCCTTGATCCAAGGTTTCCTTGGGCACCCAGACCTGCACTTTATTGACGCAACCGCATACTTGGCAGTTGCGTAGTTGCGTATCATGAGGAGTCTGTCTGTCGCCTGTGGCGTTAAAGATCATACTCGCAATATTGGTACAGCCTGCACAGCCTTGAACGTTCACGTTGTACGGACATGTTGTGCAAATATGTGCTCTGCGATCAGCCTCTTCTTGCTCCACTAGAGTTGGATTTTGAAGTAGCCAATGCTTGAGAACTTTTAGAAAACTCACCACATCATGCATACCAAGAACCCTCTGTTTCAAAGGCGTAGGTTCTTCTTGAAGACAACGCGGTTCACCCCACCCCTGCTGCTGACAGACCTCGCTACCAATGGTCTCTTCGAAGTTAGGTCCGAGAGACATACCATTGGCGAGGCGATAGCTTCGTATGCGAGTGATCAGATCATTCCAAGTCGGGGCTGTAATTTTGAAATCTGTGTACGGATGCACATAAACCCAACCACCACTGGGAACCACATTATCAATCTTTAACTTAATCATTTTATGGATACCAAAACTAAAGTCAAACTAGCCACTGAAATCGTAGCAACCGTAGTCATTACTCCAATACCTTTTTTACTACTTATTCTGTTGATTACGTTCCTGTACCGTCTTTAGGAAGATACTCCTACGAGCCTTGCCCTCTTCGATACTTGGCGCATTCCTGAGCGTAGTCTCCAAGGTAATCGGAGATACTCTGAGTCTTGGAATTCTACCAGCCACAATACTGGCTGCATCTACATCGCTCAGCGTCTCGCTCAAGATACGTATAGCCGCTGGTTTAGGTACGCCTAGTCTAATTGCAGCCGAGTATGCTTTGATCATGTCATCGTATAGCTTATCGTGAGCAAATACCGCGTTGTCGTAAGCAGCGGGAATATCGCTTAAGTCGACGCTTCCACGACTGTTAAGAACACTTGTCAGTAGTTGTTTCGCTTCAGATTGATTAGCCAAGAATGCCCTAGTCTTATTAGCTAAGCTAGTCTGGGCATCCACTTCACCCATTCGCTGGCCAGTAAAAATACCGGATAATTCGTTAGATAGGTCATAGCTCTTGGCTTGTTTAGACACCTGACCAGTGGCTGCTTTGTACACACGCCTACCCGCTCCACTAATAACTCCGGGTGCGAGCATGTTAGCGAGATACCCAAGTTTTGTGGCAGTAATATTCAGCGGTGTATCTTGTTCGTTCCAAATGGGGCCACCCTGTGCTGTGCGATTTCTGGCCAAGTCCATGATGGTACCGACAAACAACTGCTCGGATGCAAATGGATCGATCATCTGTGTAGCCGCATCCATAAACGCTTCGCCAACTCCACGCTCTCCACGCAACGCTCTAAAGAATGCAATGGCAGTCTCGGCCCTCATCTGTTGGGGATCCAGATAACTCAAATTTAAATAAGTAGCTTTCCCACCTTCGCGCTGTCCGATGTAGATCAATTGATCGTTTTTCTCATACTCGGGAACAAACTGACGCATAGCTTCATCGTCATCATCGTCATATCCAAATATAGCTTTGGCAGTAGCTGCCGCTACCGGAAGCAACGCAGCAGAGACCAAAGTTCCAGTAAGTGCTTTATAGCCATTCATCTGCATTGCAGAGTTTTTAGTCTCCCTACCAACTCGAATATCTTCTGCCGCTATACCAATTGTATTGGCTCCAGTTCTAAGAACTTCACTAGTCCACGTAATAAATGGAGCAATAAACGGAGTTCTACGAATCGACCGAGTAAGTTCTGGCGACATACTATATGTAGGCAGTTTATTTCGAACACGATTGGCCGCTTCCTGTTGAATCTGTGTTTCGCTCCAATCTGGATGAGCGTTCCGTTGGGATTTCTTCTCTTGTTCGTAGGCGAAGACTTTCCAGAAATCATCGATTCCTTGGTAAATATTAGCTGCTTTATCGAAGACTGTTTTTGTAATACCAGTTGAAGTTTTTGCCAGACTCTTGAATTTTTGCTGCGCTTTGGTGTCTTTCCATAGAGAGTTTATTCCCGGCTGATCCATACTAGCTTGGATCATTTCTTTAAATAGACCGCTCTCAACATTGTCTCCAATTACGCCATTGCGTACATATTCTTCTCTTAGGGCCTGCACACCTTCATCAAATTTTAATCCTGTGTTAGCCAAAGCCGCACGTACAGCCAGCTTGGCATTCTTCATCATTCGTATTGGGTCAGTGTAACTGACAAACCCACCGCTCAAGATCAACAACGGGTTACCCAAAAAGTTTCTAATATATCCCTGTGGGAAGTTACCCACAGTCTTCATAGCCATGGTCCAAGCTGTAAGACCGGAGAACCATTTAGCCCATCCCTCTACAGTAGTAGTATCCCGCAAAGAGCGGAAAGCATCGCGGACATCTTTGGGAGCGTAAGCTTCTTTAAGTGGGTTGTATTCGCCGACAGTACCCGGAGGGTATATAGGTCGAAATCCTGCGGGAGCTTCAGTTCCTTCTGATACACCTTGTTTCCAGATGTACCCACCCTTGATACCAGCATCGAGTAACTCGCGACCTGTATCTGTTGCGGCCATAAATGCCGACATCTTAGCGACAGACTTAACAAAGTTTGTCTCGTTATCTTCTATTTGCCCCCATAGTTCACGAATCTCTTTTGGTATTTGACCACGCTCTTTTATTATATCTAGCTTACGCTGTCCCGGAAGTAGACCAGTCAAAAGTAAATTATTCTCTTTGTCATCAGCCACACTCAAGTAGTCGACCAACATGTTATGAGCCTTAAGTGCGATATCATCTTTGTACGCTGAAGCTGCCTTTAGCGAATCATCGATGCTCATGTCGATCCCGTATTGTTTCTTCTCCATGCGGAGATCGCGAGCTATGTCAGCCTGAGCTTTCATGCGGAATAATCTATCCGCCGCATTCAAAATTCTCTCGTGCTCCGATCCCGGTTCTGGTTTCTCGAACAGTCTCTTCCACTCGGGGTTGTCGAAAATTTGGTAGGATCTATGGAGGTAAACATTTCGGTTAGCCTCAACGACGAGCTTCATTTTTGATGTGAGGTAGTTCCCCTCAAGGAGTTTAGTACCCAAGCTATCTATGGTATCCCGCATTTCACGGATTACAGATACAAGTTCACTGGGTAGTTTACTCTGGGCATCGGCAATTCTGGCTTCGGCTGTCTTGATGTTCTCTTCCATGAACTGACGTACCAGTGCGGCTCTATCTTTATCACTAGCCGCCGCTTTTAGCTGGCGGAACTGATCGTCGGTGTATTTGTTCTCCGTGGATCCAAGTGCTGTATTTAGGATATCCGTAGGTATATCCGTATCTTTCTTATACAACTTACCTAGAACACGTTTGTATTTCTTGACTAGAAATTCTGCTTTGGTGAGATCGGCGGCAATCTTAAACTTCTTGCGAAGTTGGATATCGCGTTGCTGCGGAGTGAACTTACCAGACGATCCGAGACCACCAGTCTTCAGCGCGGTCTCGCTGTATCGCCCAGTGAACATAGCTTTTAGGTTACTCCACAGACCGCCTTTCTCCGGACCACCTAGCATACCCTCGCGGATACGTGTGTCGGGAGAGTATGAATAAAAATTAAATGTCCCCTGTACAAGTTTACCATCTTCACTAAGTTTTCCAGCATCGTTAACTTGAGCCAATGTACGCTCGGCCTTGGGAACTTCGACCTTCGCGATCCGTCTAGCGGCATTCTCGTCACTTTTCGGCAGTGCTTCCGCGATAGCGTATTTTATCTCGGTAAATCGTTTATCATTAATTACCACATATCCGTCTTGATCAATCAACCTACTTATAACGTTGCGGACAGCTGTAGCCGTATTGATTGCCCGTGTGCCCGTCTTTTTTCCTCCGCGACCGGGAAGTTTAACTATGAATTGCTTAAGTTCTTCCCCACCTTTGTAGCTTTCAAAAATGTTACCAACAAGATCGGCGTACTCAGGAGGAGCTTCACGCAATTCGAGGTCACTCTCTGGATAGACAGACTCTCCGTAAGCCATAGAGTCTAGTTCCCTAACCCCATCGCGAAGGTTCTTGAGTTGCTCGCGTAACGCAGGGTTACGCAGAGTCATAACGTGCGTTTCAAATCTACGCCATATAGTTTTAATACTAGCAAGAATGCGCGCCAATAGACTTTTCTGCACACCCCTCAACTCTACCATTTCTTGAACGGATTCTCCGCGCTTCATGCGTTCAGCTAACATGGTCAGATATTCCATCGCCAAGTTGACTTGGCGATCCTCGGACAAAAACTCGTCGCGTGCGGCTAACCTATCGGCCTCGCTGGCAAATATGACTTGGTTAAAGTAAAGGTCAGCAGCCAGTTCTTTCTGAGCTGTATTCAGACTTTTCCCTATCTCTTTCAACAGCTTCACACCGATCTTCCGTAGTAATCCAAGATGGAAGTATTCGTGCATTCCTGCCGCACGGATAAACGTAGCGGCCTGACTATCGTCCATGTTGCGTATAGCTTCGGCTATACGTTGTGGATTCACAAATAGTGTGCGGCTTAGAGCATCATTAATGTGCATGCGCCCCCTACCATCCGTGATAATTACTTCACGGATTCCGGGATAGTGCTTACTGATAACCTCTTTAACAATACGTAGGGCTCGACCGGACTCCTCGGTAGTGGCTGGATTTTCACTAGGAACTGCCGTTTCCGGATCAGCCGAGTAGTGGTTCTTTGACGCACCTTTTTCAAAAGCCGCTGTGGATGCAAGCGGATTCTTGTCTAGATCACGCAGGACAGACATCGTGAAGTTAGATACTTCATCTTGTGAAAATCCCTTGAGTTTGCCATCTTTGGCCAGTTTACGGCGCAAAGTAAGCATTTCACGGGCATGTTGTTTGATGTAAGCCTCAGACCCACGATTGAGTTCTGGGTCAGCTGAAATAAGTCGGGCATGGCGCAGCGTGGTCTGACGATACACAAGCTCGTCGTAGTCAAGCATGTTGCGGAGGTTGTCGCCTTTGGTTTTGGAAACACGCTTCGGTTTTTCAACCACCCCTAGGCTCGGTTCATCGATAGCTTCCTCTGCTGGCATGGCACCCTCAAAATCCTCCAGCATGGTTGATATAGACGGTTTATCTCCGTATACCTTGAACCCATCTTTAAATGGTGCATCGAGAGACACAACCTGTGGGCGGTATCTCTGCCTATCCAACAGCTTTTGTATAGCTTGCGAGAAAGCTCTTCTGGGGGTCACGTTCCTACCGCCCTTGCGGAAAGACTCTGCATAAAGAATGCCCGCAATTTGAGTCACTCTTGAGTCATCAACATTGGCGTTAGTCTCCCATGTGTTAAAAAATTTTATGGCGTTTTCGATGAGTTTTACTTGATCCCCACTCAACGGTTTCTGCCTTGAGACAACCTCGCTCTTTTCGTTTCTACTTACTCCATCAATGACATCGGCAATTTCAATCAACTCCTCGCGCAGCGGCTTGAAGTCGGTGTCCATAACTGTTTGCGCCTCTATGGCCGCATCCACCAGTTGACCCGGAGCAGTCACTCGTGTTCCGCCATTGATCGCCGACACGGCAGAAGTAACTTCTCCGGTATTCGGATCAAAAGTAATTCCCGGAGCCACTTTCTGACGCATGTCCTCTGGTACAACCAGTTTGCGCCCTTGATCCAATTGACGGGCTGTAGTTTCGCTGTCGTTTACAAAAACATCCTCAAACGACACGTTTAGATTACCAGATAAGTATTCGACAGCATCGAACAAAATACCCTCGGCACCATCGGCTTCTACGAATCGTGCGTAATCGAAAAGTTCACCTTCGGTAGACGGAGGCGCAACTAGTAACTCAGGATTAGGATCTGGAGAACTCGCCGTTAACGCAAACTCCATTACCTGCTGTCTTGTTTTATCAATTAATGTATTTAGTCGACTTTCAAGGTTAGCGGATTCTTTTTGGAGACTGCCGAGAAGTTCTTGAATTTCTTTTGTCTTAATTACTACACCGGGTCTACCTTCACCGGGCGCACCTTGCATAGGTTTGTTACCGTACTCCGTAACAGTTAACTCAGAAACCGGAATTACCCTTGTATCTGTTTTAGAAAATTCAACTGGTACACCCAAATTTTTACCGCCAACTACAAGTGAGCGAGGAGGTAGGGGGAAAGGTTTAGCAATTACTACTCCAGACTCGCCCTTAGATGTTATAACTTTACTGCCAGCCCAACGTAATCCTAACTCTCCTACTACGGTCGGGGATGTTTCTCTTTCGGAAAGAGAAAGCAGACGTTGACGAGTCTCTCGTATTTTCGCGTCTATTTCGTCTTTCTTTTCAATGAGACGCTGGATTTTCGGTAAACTCTTTGCAACTTTTTCGCTCATAGCAGCCGGGGCAACTGCTTCTGGACGTTCAATAACTAGCGTTCCAACAACATCCCCAATATCATCTTTTATCTCATACGATCCGTTCGGGAGAGTTGCTAGATAGGCGCGGACTTTAGTTCGATTGTTGAAGATGGTATCCTCAATCTCCTCTTGCGTAGTGTTTGGATCGGGAGATTCTAAAACTAGATCAGCTGCATTTGTCAGCGAGCCCGGACTTGTAACCGTTGTCGAGATGCGATTTGGAATGCGTAGCTCCCCGTCCAAGTCGGAAGTGAACTCAATGGTCTCAGGATTTGTGATACCGAGATCATTAGCCAGCTGGGTCTGCGCGTTCCGCTGAATAGACTTAAGCGTAACGATAAGCCCGGAAGTTTCTTTGTCCGGTCGGATCTGTGTTCTGGCTTCCTTGAGTTGTTTCTTCGTGCGCCCTATGTAGTTATAGAGTCGCTTGATAACAGTACCCATGGAAGGGACGGCCTGCGTTTTACGGGCCTGCTCATAGAGGGACGCTTCTTCTTTGGAATCCGGGATTACTTGAGTCGGGGCAGCGACTCCTTGCTGCAGATCCGTGTTCGCTTGGTCCATGACTTCACGAACAAAATTCTTGAGTGACTTACGACCATTCCACCCCTTGCCTTTCATGTCCGCTTCGATCTCATCGAAGGAACGGCGAATGGTGCGAACCCCAGAATCGCTAGCTTCTTTGACAAGGTTCTGGCGGTATTCGATCAGACCTCCGGGCATAACTCCCTCGGTTCTTTGTGGCGGTGTTATCTGTACCTGCGGACGCTCGCCTTCCGGTGCAGGGGCTAGCGGAAGTGTAGGTTCGGTTGTTGGGGTGGGGATTGTAGTTGATTTGGTGCGCGAAGTAATAGGAACTGACCCTATACCACCCCTTTCGGATGCTCGCTTGGCATACTCCCTAGCCTGCTCTTCCGTCTCAAAACTTTCATGTGTTAGTGACTCGCTACCTTGAAATATCGATACACGCCATTTCTTTTCTGGCTGACCCTGTGTAACAGCCCCAAGCTGTTCTGCTTCTGGGTCTGTAGTAGTTTCTCTTACCTGACCTTCTAAAGTATTCTTAGAAACAATAAATTTATTAGGACTTCCAGAAAGAAGCTCGCCAGTTTCCGGATCTCTTCTTTCGTAGGCAAAAGGAGCGGAAACTGTAGGAACTGCGGGAGTAATAGTAACCTGCGGACGCTCACCAGTCGGAGCCGGGGTCAGCGGCAAAGCAGCGGTGCGCTCCTCAAGCGGCCTCAACTCCGGAGTCTGCGCACGGGCGGTATTCCATGCTTCCTGCAAGTAATCTTTAATGCCATCCCACATGTCGGGGAAGTCTTGTTGGACACGAGCCGACCAGTCGGAGAAGCGGACGATACCTTCCTTGGCATAGTTGACCGCGAGTTTAACAGCCAGAAACGCCAACTCAGGATCGGCACCCATGGATGCCTGCCCAAGTTTACCGCGCATCTGAGAGCGAATATCCTCCCGTTCAGTTTTGAGTTCCTCCAGTCTGGCTAGACGTTGCTGCGCTTTCTTGAAAGCTTCGTCGGTTGTTGCAGCAGCTGGTTCGGTGATGGCGGGAGCCGCGCCTGTTTCCGTTACGCTCGGAGCCGGGGTCTGCGCTCTGCGCGTACGTTCAGCGTTAATCTGCTGGAGTGCGTTGTTAGCCTGTGCTATTTGAACTTCATCCGTAGCTGTCTCGGACTTCTGTTGTTGGATAGTCTCTTCCTGATCCAGTTCGTCTTCGGTAAGGGCTTGCAAGCCTGTTGGGGCTGGAGCAGTTGGAGCGGCAGGTGTAGTGGCGGGAGCGGGAAAAGCAGGTGTAGTGGCGGGTGCGGCAGGGGCAGGTGCTACACCCTCGGCAGCTTGGAACAAAGGTAACCCTGCAGCAGGGGTGAACGGTGTCAGAGTTTCGCCGCGTTGACGTTTCTCCATCAATACAGTCGGTAAAGTCTTACGACCAATATCACCCAATCCGTTTTCTGTAAGCCACCCCATCACTTGTTCTGGGTTTTGCACTTCGGAAAGGCTACGGGTTCCCTGAGGAACTACGTTGTTGTCTGCAAGGAGCTTTAGAACTCCAACAGCAGAATTGAGACCCATCTTCTCCTCAACAAATTTACGGAAAGTATCTTGTTTTGGTAGTCCAAAAGTAGCCTCGCGCTCCTGTTCGACCTGCTCCGGAGTACGTAGTAAAGCAGGCGATGGTGCAGCAGTAACAGGTGTGGGTGCTGCGGTAACGACTGGAACGGGGGTAGCAGCAACGGGAGCAACCGGGGCGGGAGTGGTGGTAGCGGGAGCGGGTGCTGCGGTAACGACTGGAGCGGGGGCTGCGGCCTGTGCAGCCTGTTGCCTACGGAGATATTCGGCACGGGCGTTATCCAGAGCAAGTTGTAAAGATGCCCCGGATTGCGGGCTAATCTTTTGAGCCTCTACAATAAGAGTCCCTAACTCCTTGCCCTTGGCTACCAAGTCTTCGTCCGTGAGTTTCTGCAGAGCTTCGGGTTTATACTCATCAGCCACCTCAATGACTGCAGCAGTCCCGGCAACGGTTGGCGAAGGTGTGACAGCAATCGGAGGTTTCTGCTCTTTGGCTGCGGCTTCTGTGGCGGCTTTTTCTTCTGCGGTTGGCTCAATAGTCAAAGCACGCAGACGTTCTTGATCGGTGCTCTCCGTCATAGACTTGACGGTAGTATCGCGCACAGCTTTAGCGGTCAGCGGTGCATTGTTTTCTTGGAGCGTTTGTTCAACTTTAAGCGTCTCAGAAATCTTCTTGTCCTCGACAGCCTTCGCCGCACCCATATTTGACGCTATCTTACCCTGTACGATTTGTAGACCGCCCGGAGCCGCTTCTCCCATGATTTCACCAAATACTGCTTTACCCTGTATAGGCTCCCCAGCAACCAAGGATCCTGCAACTTCCCCGCCACCACCCAAAGCAGCTTGTATCCCTAGTTCGGTAGTAGCCTCACGTGTCGGAGTCTTAACCGCCGCCTGTGCAACTCTGCCGAGTGGCGAGGTAACGGCTGCGCGCACTACAGATTTCTCCGGAGCTTTTAGTGCAGTCTCAACAATCTTCCCCACACGACCGCCAATTCCAGCAGAAACAGCCTCAAACGCCGCGACAGGAATACCGTGCTCAAAAGCTTTAGTCTTGGCATCATCAACAAGTTTTTGATTCGAGAAGAACTGGACGATACTGTCCGGATTCTTCATATCCATCCCAGCATTTTGTAGTTCCTCCAGAACTTTGCTACCGTATTCAGTAGCTAAAGATCCAGCAAATGTTCCGGTGATTTGACCAGCAGTAAACCCAGCGGCAGTGCCTAAACCGGGAACTACTGAACCAACTCCAGCACCAGCTAGACCTGCCGTTGTACCAGCAGCCAACGCTGGAACGCTACCAGCCAAGCCTTCGGCAACGATATTCGTCGTTACTTCGATAGGATTTGTAGCAAATGCTTTAACCGCGTCCCACCCTTCGGCCTCTTGGTACGCCTTGTACCCCGGAGCAAGGTTACGAGCTTGCTTGTTGTATTCGAGTTTGGAGATTTCCTTGGCTTCGTCTGGAGTGACGCCACCAGTAACTGCCAAAGCTTGCTGCGAGGAATCCCAAGCATTAGCTGCTGAGTTTATGATACCCTCAATAGTCCCGACTTCTTTGGGGACGAGAGATGTGAACTCTTCATTTTTCTTGGCTACGAAACTCTGGAAGTTGTTGCGCGGCGTATCGTCGATAAATCCGCCGAAGGAGTTTCCGTATTCTTTAACTTTGGTTGCCCAGTTGTTGAATACTTGCTGTTTGACTTCGGGAGTCAGTTGTTGAAACCGATCGTCATTCTCAATCTCGCCCCATGGTTGAGGTTTTCGAATAGCCATGGTTATTTGCGAGTTGTTCTTTTTCCAGTTGTGGTAGGTTGATTCCTAACAATATCGTCGATTTCTTTGAACGATAGATTGCCCCTAGCAACTCCGGGATCGGAAGCTACCATCTTTAGAAACTCAGGGCGAACTTTTTGTAGGAACATGGCAGCAGCCATCACACGGCTATCTTTAGGGTTACCGATATCAAACTTCGGAGCCATGCCTCCTCCGCTGATCTCCGGGTAGACAAGTTCTAGGGCAGCTGCGACATCTTGCGCATTGTTCTCGTCCGCATCGGCCAGAGGATTTATATCAAGCTGTGCCTGTCGCAGTTCTTCAGCTTTAGCCCTAATTGCTGCATTTTCCGAAGATAGAGCCTCATTAATCTGCCGTATTCCCCACGGCTGTTGGGCCAGTCCCGAAGCCTCTTCCATCGCACTTAGTTCCCCTGCTAGAGCAGTTTCTTTCTGTTTAGCTGCCATGAGTTCTGCTGCCGTCTTAGTCTTACTGGCAATAGGAGTGGGGGTGGAAGTCGCGCTTGGCTCGGTAGGAGATGTCGTGGGTGTAACTTGAACACCTGTTGGTGAAGGTTCTGAAGGGGTCATTGGTGCGGTACCAGCATTACCTTGAGTTGCAGATTTTGAAGGGGGAACTGCAACTCCCGGTGGGATGAGATCTGTGGTCCAATCGTACCCACCATCAGATTGCGCCCCATCGGACGGAGGCACACCTGCTCCGGGGATCAAGGACTTCGAATACTCTAGTAACTGCGTTTCAAGCGAGTTTTTCAAAGCAACAAGTTGTGGATCTGGATCGTCTCCCAGAGGAGTCTCAGCCAGCCTCCTAGAAACAATACTGTAGCTCTGTCGGACATTATCTATTTGTTTTTCAGCCTCGGCTTTCGCTTCTTTTTCAACGGCCTGTTTTGTCTTCTCCGATGTCAGAAGTTGTTCGCCACGGGCGACATCCAATTCTCCCGTAGCCGTGACTGGGCTAAATGGCAAGTTTATCTCGGCACTTCCGGTGAGCACTTTCTCCCTACGGCCTGCCATATCGGAAAGATTTTTATGCATGTTAATCAATTCTGTTTTAGACGCCACAGATGTTGGTAGGGATGCGTAAAATTTATCCACATCATATGTAGATGTTGCGTTATCAGCTGCAGCACGGAACAAACTAGTAGCCCTATCTGTAACCAAAGTCGCTGTTTGTTGATCGTCCATTCCAAATTGGTTACTAGAAACTAGTTCACGCAATCCTTCTAAATTCTCCACTTTATTTAATCCAGCGGTTAAGTTTGCCGAGTCTCTACGCATACGTGCATCTTTTTCAATATTGTTCTTTTGCGTAAGAAGATTAGACATGGAAGCAATAGCTTCTGCCTGCGCTTTCATTGGAGCCAACTTTGCGTTTAGTTCCGCTTGAGCTACAGCCAAATTTGATTCGGCTAGTTGCCTACCCGCAGCGGATGCTCTAGCGGAAGCTTGTGCAGACTGTATATCCCCCGCTCTAACGTCACCGTATCGACCGTATTTACGTAATATCGGATCGCTACCATATTCGTCTTCGAAATCAAATGGTGACTTGTAGTTATAATTAGCCATTCTATTTATTGAAGAGCAGTTGGGTTGTATGTAAACGGTTTGTAATCTTCTGATTCAAAATAAGTGCGCCAAAATTGATCTACAGCCGAACTATTTGGATCATAATATTTTGCTAAATTTCGTTTGGATTCTGCTTCTATATCGTAAGCTGCACTCCTCTGTTTGTCTGATTGTGCTAATCTAGCCTGTTCCGCTGCCAAATTCCGCCTACGAGCACGTGCATCGTACCCAGCTTCTGTTATTTCTTTCTTACTTTTCTCAGTACCCATCCCTTCTCTAGCATTAATAATATTCTGAAGCACAGCTTTCTCATCCTGCATTGCAATAAATTGCTCGCTCGAATAGGGGGCGGCACTTCCAGCACGAACGGCACGTCCTTGAAGAGTTTCGGCCCTACGGATTTGGGTCAACCGTTTGTTCGCCTCGCGCTGCAGCTGAACTCCTTCGGCGTAGGCTTGTTTGTCGGATTCCCATTGTTGACGTTTGGCAGTAGAAGCGGCACCCTCTCTTTTTTCGCGTTCCATGCGGAGGACACCACCGCGTTCGCGCATAGCGGCTAGGGCGAATTCTTTATTCCTAGAAGCCTCAAGATCAGCCACTCCTTTTGGTGTAAGTCGGGTAGATCCGTAACCATATTGGCCTGCTATTTGTCGGACTGCACCGCCTTCCGGCGTTTCAATCTCACGTGATACCGCCCCAACTCTGGATTCTTCGGGTATGGCTATTTTTTTACCTGTGCGCTCAGTAAAAGATTTCTTCGTCAATCCGGGTTCCGAAACCCAAAAATCTTGTGGATTTACGCCTTCTTTTTTCAAAGCTTTGTCAGCTTTGGACATGCTGGCCTCACGCTCCTTAAGCTGTCTTTTCTTCTCGCGCTTTGGATCCCTTGATTCCTTGATTGCCTGAGCCTCTTGATCCAAGGCGGCGTAGTAACGTTTGACTACATCTTCATCTGGTTCGTCGCGGGAACGACGGAAGTCCGAGGGCTTTATTTTTTTCTTACTGAAAACTTCTCTAGCCTCCATGCCGTAGTCCGTCTCTCTCGGAGATTCGGAAAATCTGTAGTCTGAAATAGCCATTGTAGTGATCTTAAATTTATTCTTGCAAACTCATCATTTCTTTTCGCGCTCTGGCAAGGCCCAGCTGACGCATTTCTTCTTCGTCGCGAAGTTTTCGTTTCTGCCTATCCACCATCATCTGATTATAAGTTTGTTGGGTGAGTGTATTTAATATATTTCTCTCTCTACGACGAAAATCTTCCTCACCTCTTAGAGTCCCCGGTTTCCGATCAAATGGGATGGTAGGATCCTCCATCATTTGTTTCCTAAGTCCTTCTCTGGAAGCGGGAGTATTTTTTATTTGCTCGTATCGCTCCGCTGCTTTTTGAGCAGCAAGTAACTTCATTGCGTAATCTTCGTCCATAGTATTAGTATTGTTTTGCCACGCGGTTGAGTCCGAATCCGTGTGGACTGAACCGCATTGTATTGAACTGACCGCCTCGCTGTTCTCGCAACTCTGCGTTCAGCAGGGACAGAGCCTTTGTAAAGTATTCGTTGGATCTTTCCAAGTCATTTGTGTCCTCGTACTTAAGGGAAATGAGACCCAGCTTCAAGGCACCCATGTTTCCGGGGATTACTTCGTCATTCTCCGAAACTACAGGGACGTACCTACGCTTACACAGGGCACGGACAGTAGGGGTCTCGGAGGTATCGGCAACAGTGACGCGGTATCTACGATAGCTGACGTTGGTCTCTCCGGGCTCGTAGTCCCCGATCTGGGTTTCGGCGTTCGAGGAATCCACGGCCCAAAGGGTAAGGTATCCTAGAGTAGCTGGCTTCACAATCGAGGTAATGGTCGAAAAATACTGGGAAGTCGTATTCTCGGCTGACGCAAGGTTCAGAGTAATGCCCTCGGAACCATCGGAATCGTAGACCACTTTACCAGTAGAGTCTGTTCCTTTGATTAGGACATAGTTACCGTTGCTCCTATCGGATGCATTGGGCACTTTGATACGAACACGGAATGAAGCATAGGGGGAGTCGGAATAGGTAGGGTATCCATCACCTTTATCAACCACGATATCTGGGCCGCTGTAGGTACTGAGATCGATTTCTCCGGGACCGCCCGGAAGGAAACTATACCACCGCCCAAACGGGGTACGGGGTACCTTCTGTACAGTGACTCCAAGAATGGATTCGCAGCGGCGGGGTAGGGTTACGTATCCTTCAGAAGCATCTAAATCAACTTCAACCATCATTCCCTTCCACTTACCACTGACGAAAAAACGCTCACAAAGCTCGTTGACGCGAGCAGGTACCAGAATGGTATTCGGACCATCCGGGCTGATGTGCTGGTGTAAAAGCTGACGTACTTGCGAGAGGGTCATGGTATTTAGTAATCTCGGTAATATTCCTGAGCAGTAACCGTAGGTTTACTTTTATATGCTTGAGACATGACTTTGTTGTATTCCGGTGCACCTTTTAATCCTTGCCTCCGTAAATTACTTGCATATGTGTTAAAATCTGTGCGTTCTTTAGATTCGGAAATGATTCTACGCAGGTCTGGTTTTTCGGGTGGTGTTCCAAGATATTTAGCACCGTACATGCTCTCCATTACTTTTTTAGGTTCTGCACTGATACCCATATCAGATTTTGTTGGTACCTGTCCACGAGCTTCCGAGACCATATAGTCTTCATAGCTTTTTCTGGCCATACGCTTTCGGAGCATATCCTCATAGTCCATATCGCCGCCGCTATCTAGTCTATTCATATTCATGTATTTGGTATACTTTAGATCAAGTTATTTTTAAAGAGAAATTTTATTCAGAAAATTACGGCGTTTGGCGCAAGGTGACTCTGGACGTAGTTTTTTTTGTTCATCTAGGCAAGGTAAATTCAATGCTTTGGCTACAGGTTTTGCCAGAGCTTCAACAATATCACCAAGCCCCCTAATCCCGTGGGGGCACTCATCAGGAGCACCTACAGAGGCTCTCCATGCTGGATCAGATCGACAGGCACGGCAATGAGCGCGGCTGTGGCAGTGGACTGAATTGGAGAAGGCTATTCCCATGAGAGTGTTGCTACACCTCCATATGCCCAACCGTCATTACCGCAGTTATCAGAATCTAACATGTTGGGAAGACTGCTTCCATTTGTAAAGTATGCCGCAGCAAATGCTGATCCGTCTTTATCTGGACCGCCGCCCCCGCCGGGAGGAACAAATGGATCAGCATCTGCTGCGCCATCATAAGATAGATAAAATTTCACTCCATTTTCATCAGAAAAACAAACAGCACGAATCCAGTTATTTCCATCATTATATGTCCAAAGTCCATTCACGCCGTCGATGAATTCATTGGCGGATGTTCTTGTAAGAACAGCAAAATTTAATGTTGGCGGATTGTCTGGAAGTCCAGATTTAGGTGGACATAGTGTTAATCCAGAAAATACAACGGTTATTTGATCTGGTAAAGATGCACACGGATCACAGCACTCTGGACAATACACACTTGATGTGTGGGTAATCATTGGATCAAAGATTGAGCGTCACCGTCACAGTACCGTTTTCACACACTGCATCAATTGAGGCTTGGTCCAATCTTTTTTCAATTGCTGCAAGTCTGCTTAAAATATCTGTCGAAGGTATCCCATCCCAATCTGTTGAATTTTTATTGGAAGCAACTGCACCCCCACTAATTCGACCATTCACCAAAGACATACTCTGTAATACTGAAACGCTCGGGAAACTGCCCAAGGGGATAGGCTTATTTGTTGAATCCGAAGCAGAAGCAACTCTGCTGACAGATGCGATGCCTCTGCCGTTACCACTCGCGGTTTGAATCATATAACTCGGCTTAAAGTCAAAGTACCACGTGTGTAGTAAACTTTGCGGTTTGGTCGATCAAAATGTGATATGTAGATATAGAATGGCGTGAACGGGAATCCCGTACCTTCAAGAAGTACGGTTACGAACCACTGATCAAATCGGCGGAAAAAATCGAATGATGGTGGAAGATACAGGGTTTCATTCTTAAATGGTGAACTACCCGAAGTGGAGATAACATCCGGTCCCGGTTTACCAGAATTGGGGTGCTCGAATTGTAAAATAATCTCGTCGATTACCGTAGAAGTAAACGGTTCGGGATTGGTGAAATTTACGGTACCAAAATCCAAAGGTACCGTAGTGTAGTCACCCGGAACAACGGGGATCGTAAAATTTACTGATGGTGCTTCGATTATCATACTCAGAAAGGTCCGAATATACTGTATAGCTGACTATACGCATTATCTAACATAGAGTAGCTATTATTTTCATTATAAGCATTGAATTGAATTGCCGTTGTATTTGGTCTTCTCCAGCGTCTAACTGAGCTATTATTTGTAGCCAATGAATAAGTCTGATCTGGTGGCTGTATTACAGCTACCACTCCATAATAATAAACGATCGGGGTTGTAGGGCCGTAGGGGTCATTAATATCTATGAGGTCACCTCCTGTAGTGATATAACCCGCATGGAGATCTATCAAAGTGTACACATCTACCCAGTTAAAAACTGGTATACTTACTCCTGATATTGTAGGAATAACTGCATTATTAAAAGAATTTAATGTAAAATTTAAAATTTGTGGTTCTGTTGGTATGTTGCTAGTTAAATTAAGAAAACGTCGATTATTATCGGCGGTCCTCAAATTAGCGTTCGAGGGTTTCATAAGTTCGACACCATACTGTTTTAACGAATTTTCTGAGGGCTGGTATGGAGTCCAAGCCGAAGCAGTAGCTAACAATGGTGCTGCCCAACTACCGCGATCGACTCCATGGTCAATAAATCGATCCATACCGGGGGTATATTTCAACGCCACAGTATTATTACTACTATCTTTTAATTTAATCCATTTACCCATGTTAGATAGGCTCCTTTACATACATTAATCGTTTCACCCAAATATTACCGTACCATGTTTTAATCTCACCGCCAATAAGTAACTCTTGTCCGGGTATGTAGTTTGTAGGATTGCTGGCATCACCAAATCCAACCCGATAGACTACCCCACCGCGTGTTACTGATCCTCCACGAATCGACATAGGGGCCGGGGGGTGGATGGTGTTTGCAGGAATGTCAAAAAGTTGTTGCGCCCAAGAACGTGTCTCTACTTTGAAAAACGGAAGATTTGAGATATCCAAAGCAGGATCACTCTCCAAATGAAAAGTAGTAACCCACTTAGCGGCTACAATCATGGTGGTCGGCAGTCGGTTATCCAGCTGACCCATATCGACGGAAATTTCACCCGTATCTTTTAGAATAGCTTTCCACGTATATATGATTCCGGGAAATGTGTATGTATCTGTTGTGTACTCCACGCGGGATGCTGGTAGTACTGGTTGCCCTGTGGCTGGATTTATCGGTAGTTCTTTGGTGGTGCGTAGTACATACGGAAACCGCATCGGGGAATCTTGTATGTCCATTGTTGCACTTGTGAACACCGGAGCGGGTAGTGGCTGATATCGAGTCAAGAGTTCACGTTTTACTTGGACTACGATATTTTTCTCCACCGTCTCGTACGTACTATACGGATCGGGCAACTTCTCCATCGTCCTGCGCTGGCGAGTGGCTTTGGAAACATCCTCGGCGATGACGGAATCTGAAACAAAAAGCCCAGTTGGATCCGGTAGTTCTCCGGGAGGCACCTGTTGGTTAACTACAGTCTCTATTACTCCGTATTCATTTATCTCGGTACTCGAGATTTCCGGTCCCGGAAGAGTTTCAAAAACTCTGTTTACCTTTAGGTAAAGACTATTTAATTCGCCATCAGCAGGTTCAGCCTCTTCGTCAACAAGCCTAGCTCCAGCAAACAGGGGGTCAGGGGTTCCGTCTTCAAACGGCTTGTACTCATCACGCAACTCCAAATAAGTTCGTATGTATATAGGATGATTTTCGCTACCTCCGCTGTACTTGATGGCGTAGTTGTAAGCCTCTTGGTTTACGCGATCAGTGGCATAGATCCGTCGAACGAATCGGTCATCTTCTAGCGGTGCCTGTGAAATGAGTTTCGCCCCCGGAAAACGGGTTTGGTCCGGATACAGGGTTCCGTATTCCAAGGATTTGTAACCGGGAAGCCGTGAATCAACATCCAGAGTTATCACGATATCCGACACCTGAGGTGTAGGATAAGCTGTGATCGGTGTATCCGGTGCTACTGGACGTTTTTGGGCCATGGCTAGGACTTGTCGATTAGGACGTAGGGGATTTGTTTAACCCCTGCACGGTTCATCTCCATTTTCACGAGTTCGTAGAAGCCACTCCACTGCGATGGGGGTATCGTCTGACATCCGAGAGACGAGGTCGTAGAATTCGATCCTTTGTGGATATTGATTCCAAACCATCCACTATCATCACCCTCTTTGTAACGAGAGACCGTAACTGGGGCAGCTTGAACCAATGCGGGATACTGGCGACTTTTTGCTTTGCTAACGTTGTGGATGCCGAGCTTGTATTGCCAGACTCCCGGTTTAAGGCGTGCTACATGCGGTTTAAGGATCGACGGGTCCGTGTTCGCATTGAACGGGTAGAAGCCATACTTCGAAATAAGGAAGATGGCATCGTCGTACACATTGATATTATTGCCGTGAGGGGCAAATGTATCGCTGTAGTACCCGCGAACCCCGACCAAAGTAACCGGAGAATCCACGCCTTTCAGCATGGCTTCAGTTTCTTTTCGAGTCTGCTGCGGCTTAAACTTTGGGATCATTTGAATAGAGGGACTCGGAAAGAAGTATTGCTTCCGTTTGTAAAGACATTGACCTCCATCCAAGCAACAATGTTATTAAAGGCTGATCCAGCAGGGGTAGTGTTTGTACTAAACACCGCTGCTTGGAAGTTGGCATTGTTGGTGTTGGTGAGGGCTGGTAGGCCGAGTCTGAAGTTGGTTCTGCTAATTGCCCTATTCTCTTCAATATTTATATCGGCAAATCGTATTGGCTCGACAAATAATATATTATGGTAGAATGTCCACTGACCTGATTCACGAATAAACTTCACTGATTCCTCGGCGTTACTAATCGTAACAAAGTTAGTAGCGGTGCCAACCTGACGTACAGCCGTAACAGTGCTTGTCGAACCCCTGTGAGTAACTGTTGCGGAATCCCCGTCAAATGTTGCAGAATTTGTTGGCAAAGCGATCACATTAGTCACCCCCGAAATACTGGGTAACATGGAGTAGACATAAAGATTACGGGCATTTGTACCGTAATTTGTAGAATTTGTAAGTGGATTGAATGTCTGAACCAGTGTTTGAATAGGTGCGGCTTGCCAAAAATTAGTCGGACTAACAACAGAACCATTAGTATTCACGGAAACAAGGCTGGTTCCAGCATTTGTATTTGTGAGTGCAGGCCAACCAAGGCCAAGATTGGCTCTCCAAGTCGTAGCATCATTTGCCGTTTCAAATGTGAGAAAACCAGCATCGGTTACTCTAAACTCTTGCGCTTTAACCGTTCCTCCTCCAGCAGAAACATAAGCGGTGTCGATACTGCCGAAAGTAACCCCTGTGTTTGTTTCCCCAAGCCCTATTGCTGTGCGAAATTTAGAAACGTTGGTATTAGTTAGTGCTGACAAACCGAGTTCAAGGTTTGTTCTAGCTATAGCTGCATTAGTAGCTCCCGTCCCTCCATTGATGATCGCGGTAGTGCCAATAATATTGGTAGCACGTAGGTTTGTCAGGTTTACTGCATTACTTGATGCAAGGTTGGAGAGGGTCAGAGAAGATGGTTGAAACGCGGAAGAAGCGTTGGTCGCGGCACTGCCTAGACCGAGACCCGTACGTCCCTGCGAAGCATTGGCCGTCCAAAAATTAGACGGATACGTAATAGTATAGTTGGACTTATTTACCATTACAGCGTTCTGTCCGTAAGCATTTATGGCTACCGACATTGCTGTAAACAAGATTGCTAGTTTTTTACACATCGACGAATTCATCTCCAAGCGCGAGTTGGTTATTTGGATTTCCTGACACACGCGCCTCATGCCAGTTTCCGGTTGTAATATTACGTAGTAACAGTCGACCTGTGGTCAGGTCAACCTTGTATCTATTTGAAGTCAAAGTAAATCCCACAGGGGGCGTATCTCCGAGAGATATGGTAGTTCCGTCAATGCCTCGTAGCAATACATTGACCCACACACCTGTATCGTCATTTTTAATCTGTAGAATCCCGTTATTGATGCGCACAAAATCATCTGACAATGAGGTAATCTCGTTGACGGGGCCGAGCACGGCATCGCCGAGAGAAAATGTAAAACTTCCGTCTTCCCCAGTGACAACAAGTTCTCTCCAATCATTGCCGTCGACATTACGGACGAGAAGTCCGTTGTCGTAGGATACTCCGACATACAATCCCGCTAGATCCATATCGGTAACGCGGTATCCGCTATTGACCAATGTATAATTAAACTCAACTTCTGTGATATAAGAGGAAGTACTGAGTTGAATGATTCCAAGAAAATCGGCTGACGGCAGGTCATTTCCCGGACCAGCGTCCAATTTCAGAGATTCTCGATAAGTGGTACCTGTTACTGAAACCTGACCATCGTAAAAAACAACCCCGGACGAACTAAAACTCGGAACCCTTGAAAAACTGTTCAAAGACCACAATGCAGCCACATCCCTGCGGCGGGGTTTCTTGACTAGGAACTTGACTGCGGTATCCGTAACCCGCCCACCACCGCTGCGGTATACAGCCACACGCAGGGTATACTGATCGCCATACTTATCCGACCAAGTAGAGAAAGGCCGAGGATCGTCGATCCAGCGGCTGAGCTTTCCACTATCTAGGTCTATGGCTAGGCTTTTCATCGTCCTTGGGTTTTTCCTTTCGGGGTTTCTTACGTTTAATTTTTACTTCGCGAGGATACTCGTCTTCCTTGTACGGGTCAAACTTTGGCATACTAAAAATCCACTTTTCCTTTCAGCATGATGCTTTTGATAGGCTTTTTCAGTGAACCTCCAAGTTTGATATCAAGTTTAATAGATGCCAGAAGACGAATCCACCAAGGACGCTTATCAAGGTGGTCATGGACAGGGTGCGGACGTGTGTTAAATATCGCATCCAGTCTGTCCTTCTCAGTCATTAACGGCTGGGATAGCCTTGCGCACTTCGGTGTAAGTCACGGGGCCGGGGATACCGTCCTGCGTAGCATTAACCAGAGCTTGGATCTTTTTAATCCCGTCAGTTTGGACGGTGTTGGTCAAGTAGTTCACAGCGGCCATGATGCAGCTAACGACAAATCCGGTAACTGCTACCTGATCTACTTGGCTGGCTAGGCTAGAATCATACGAAGCGAGCTTGGCAATAGCGGCACCGACTGCCGTAGCAATAATAGGGGTCAAGATGCCCCCGGCTCGGGATACCAAGAATTTAAGTAGCGTATTTTTCATTATTCCTCCAGTTTCAGTCTTTGCACAGCCGACTCAACGGTGAGACGGATAAGGCTCTCGGTTGCATTGATACCAAGTTCCGAAGCGGCCATGGTGAGATTTTTGATAGCCATATCGCGTTTCTGGGCTCCGGTTTTATCCAGATCGGACAAGCCTCGAACAATCTCAAGGGCGTACGGCAAAAGAGCGGCCATACCGGATGCGAATAACTGCTTGAGGATTGGGAGGTAGAAGTTAAGCAACGCTGTGCTAATTCCTGTTAGTTTGGCTAGTAGTGTTTTCATGGTTATTGGCTAAATACGTTTTTAAAGCTTGTAAGAACTATGGTTACAACGGCACCCACCGCTGCCGAGAACCCGACTACATGGGATCGGTAGTTCTCCAAATTCTTGATCCTCTCATCGTGTTTTTCGAACAAAGAGCGAAACGAAGACTGGTTGTCCAAGACTATGTCTAGCTTGGTCTCCAGTCTTACTAGTCTCTCGATGTCTTCGTTCATTCTATTTAGAAGTTAAGTTTTAGTAACCCGTAAGTCAATTCTGAACAGCCTCTTCAAGAAGTGGTGTCTCTTCTGGAAGCGGAGTCAGCACCACACTATTGCCATTCCACGAGAATTCACGGGATGGGTTAATAATGGCGCGAGGGCCAGAGTCTTTTGCGGCATCCAGCGATTGATTCAGTGCCGTTGCAGTTGCGGCTTGGAGCGCGATCAAACCTGTTACAGCTTCGGGGCCGAGATGGTTAAGCACTGCGGTGAGACGATCATCTGGCAAACTCCATACAGCGGCGTGTGCAGCGTTGAGGCTCTGCACAAGCAGTTGGCCATAGTAGGTGGTTCCGTTGGCTGCGCGGCTGATGTTCGACAAGTCTTGCTCAAGCTGCGTCTGTGGGACAAGTTGTGCGTTGACGGTTGGCGCGAGGGCCACGATTGCGAGGAGGATTAGTTTTTTCATAGTTGTTACCAGTTTGTTAGTGAAGTGCGCCGCCATACGTTGTTGGAGACGCAAATGTAGAGGAAATTGTTGGTGTCGTAGCGCATATCGCCAGCCGTGCCAGTGTCGGTTGAATTGGTCGGTGCCGTGCCTTGTAATCGGTGCTGGGCGTCTATGACGCTGTAGGCCGAATCGTCCGCGAGGCGAACTTGCAACACGGTGTTGGTGCGTTTGAGGGCTGGGAAGTTGGTGGTCGTGCCGCCGAATTGAACCACCCCAGAAAACTCTGCGTTTGAGGCTCGAAGGCTCCCCGATGCATCTGTTGAGGTTCCGTTGCCAATCGCCAATACCCCCGATGCGGAACGCGACAAGCCCAAGTCAAAAACGGGGGCATTGTTTTGCACGGTTGCTCCAGCACCCCATCCAATTACCCCAACGGAAGCGCACCACTGTTTGCCAGCCCTCCAACTAAAATATGCGTTGGCTATGGAGGGCGTACCATTGTAAATCTCAAAGTCAGCATAAGCTATTCTTGCGCCGATAGACTGCAACCCTCCAAGACTAATTCCTACAATATTGTTGTTGCCGACATTGCCGCCTACAATGAGTTGGGTTCCAAGAGTTCCAGTCGTTACCGTTGTTTGACCGTTTGTTGCAATGGTCATCCTCGTAGTCCCATCGGTCTGAAACTCCAGCGCCCTCGCCGTGCCGCCGCCGCTTCCCTTCTCAGTTCCAATGGTCAGCACATTGTTTGTCCAAGCAATTCTTCCACGTTCATAATTCGTGGAGTTGGAGTAGGTGTTGTAAATGTTGTAGGTCTGGGGATTTGTGCCATTGCGGGATGCGAGCGTGTTTGTGGTATCGCGCAAAAGATAAGTATCACCAGTTACAGGCTGTGTAGTTGAGTTTCCCCAAGCCAATAGAAAGTCCGAATTAAACATTAGGTTATTTCCAAAATAACGCATTTGAGGTTCAGTCCCATCGGTAAATGTAAGTTCTCCTGCTGTTCTCTGATAGATGCCAACGGACGATCCAGTTAATACAAATGATGGATTTGTTGCCAAACCAGCACCTAATGTTAACTTTGGAAGTGTCGCCACAAACGCACTTCCACCAGCACCATCGGCAGTGAGTATGCTGTTGGTTGTAGCCGCTCCAGAGGGAACGCTGTTGTTAGTTGCAAGGGAGCCAAGGCCGATATCTGAACGAAAGTTTGTCACATTTGTATTGGTAAGCCAGCTTGCTCCAAGCCCAAGATTTGTCCTAGTCTGATTTGGAGATCCTCCAGATACAAAACTTATAGAGTCGCCAGCACCTAATGTTATTGGCCCACTAAAACCTCCAGTTGTTGCTATTGCACTTCCAATTTGAAGTCGTGTTCCCGTGATATCCGCAAAGGTTACATTTTGATTTGTTCCGAGTCCGATATCTGTTCGGAAGTTTGAAGCATTGGTATTGGTAAGAGCAAGCCAGCCAAGTCCAAGGTTAGTGCGCGTTACTGCAATATTCGTCAATGCTCCCGTAAAATAAATAGCCCCCTCTACCGTCAAGTTATCTGCACCCAGATCAACAGAAGTAGCTTGACCAGTAAAAATAACAGGATTAGTAAATGTGAGCGTGTTTGACCCAGAATACGCAACTTGCCCGTTGGTTGTGTTGTAGCCAAGGGTCTTGATCGTCTGCGAATATGCAGCCGCAGTTGTTAGCAAAATGGCAATTAGATATTTAATCATAGCTTTGTAGATGACAGATTCCCGTCATTATCAATAGTTATACGCCAACGCGAATTATTAGGCGATTTTAAAATAACCCCTTTTGTGGCATCAGTTACTTCATAGTCGGTAGCCTGTTGAGTGAGGGCTAGTGTGCCTATGGCGTCTGCGGGGAAATACAACTCGCTTCCGTTGATAGAAATTTTCTTTTCTTCAGCTTCTATAACTAAGCCAAATTCGGGAATGCTGATTCCACTTGGGCCGCTAATGACTAAGTGGCCTTGACCAGTTGAGTTGAGCACCCCAGAACCTAGGCCGCTGATGCGCCCATCGTTCCCTTCGCAAGCTGTGCCTGCCGTTGTTCCATAGGTGACTCCACCAGTTCCCCACTCGGTATCGTAGCTGGTGTTAGTCTTTTTGCGGAGTACTTGACCAGTAGTTCCGCCTGCTGGAACTCCAGCAGCAGAACTTGCCTTGCCGTCCAATGCGGTCTGGGTTGCGGTGGAGACGGGTTTATTGGCGTCTGAAGTGTTATCTGCATTGCCAAGACCCACCATGGACTTGGTAATGCCTGATACCGTCCCAGTAAATGTGGGCGAGGCCAGATTAGCCTTTAGATTTAAAGCCGTTTGAGTAGCTGTGGATACTGGTTTGTTCGTATCAGATGTATTGTCTACATTGCCCAGTCCAACTGTGGATTTTGTGATCGTGGTCCATTCTGGAGCAGTGGCTCCCGTATTTACCGTGAGAAACTGACCAGCGGTTCCGATAGCAAGCCTATCTGGAACGGTGGCGTTACGGTAAAGAATATCTCCTCGATTGGTCAGGGCAGATGTCCCCGTAGGCCCTTGGATCCCTTGAATTCCTTGGATTCCCTGCGTACCTTGGTCGGAAAAAACTACATCGTAGGAGATAAGTTGTGCCGCCACTGTACCATCAACGGTCAGTGTTTCATCATATGCTATCTCGTAAACTTTAAGGTTCACAGGGCTTTAGTCGGTACTGACACCAGATCAAAGGTTCCTGAGACAAGGGTTGTGCGTGTCCCAGAAGCGGATTTCACTTTTATCCCGCGATAGTATTTGCCGGGAACATTGAGTTCGCTGGCAGAAATTGGGAGGGTTACCTCGCCCGTAGTGGGGGATGTCGGAGTGAAAGATTTGTGGATAAATGCCTCATCATCATTCCACGACAAATCTTTGGTGATGGTTACCCAAAATGTCCATCCTGTAATATCTTTAGGATTCCCATCTGCATCAGACAGACGGACTACTGCAGCCCAATCGTCGCCGACTGGATGAACTACATTATCGACGATGTAAGGGTAGTCGGCCACGGACTATGCCATTTTCTTTTTCGAAGCAGCGCGGCGTTCAATTGCGGCGAGAAATCCTCCCTCAGAAGTAGGGGCCCCACCTTCTTCGGCAGACATATCCTCACCCTCCATACCCGCCTCTTCAGAACCGCCTTCGGCCTTATCTTCGGCCATGTCATCCTGTCCGCTAACAGGCATGCCGTCGATTTCTTTGAGGTACAGTTCACCACCCTCACCAAGTTGAACGGTAGCCATGACTTCAAACGTGTCTCCGGGATTGACACCTTCGGGAACTCCCATCCCTTCCGGAGCTTTAAATTCGATCGATTCTTTTTTCATATGATTATCCTCACACCCACAATCACACCCCTTGGCGTGCTTTCCACCCATTTTCGGTGGAGCTATTGCAATTACAAGTTCCATTTTATTGGGTTGGGGGAGAAGAGTTGCCGCGAGGCTTCCCTTCTCCCCCACCAATGTTTACTTATGGATTAGGAGCAGGTCACCAGCGAAGCGGAGGCAATGCCATTGCCGCAACGGGTGTGCATGATCGCATAACCCCACTCAGGCCGAATCGGCTTGGATCCAGCCGAGAGGACACCACGGAAGTAACCGATCGTGCCATCAGGGTTCTGATCCTTGTCGCGAATGTTAAGCCATTTGAACTCGCCGCGATAAGAGACGGGATCAAACGAGGTGCTGCCACCGGGGCTCGTGATCGGGGCCGGGATGACCGAGTGGAAGACATCCTTGTGGAACACAATGGAGACTTCGTACTGAGCCAGTTCGTAGGCCGGGTTGACGATCCACTCGGTATTACCGCCAGAGGTCGACTTCACATACGGAGGAATCTCCGTGTAAGTACCAGCAAGGTAGGAGTACCGGGGCATGAAATCATCGATGAGATGATAAAAGCCCTTGTAGGTACGCTCAACTCCGAGAGGAGCCAACAGATCGTTAGCCTTCGTGCTGTAGCGATAATCGTCGCGATCACCCGCAATATTGTGGATGAGATCATACGAGGTCTCGCTGGAGCAGATGAGACCAAACACCGGGGTGCCGTTCTCACGTCCGAGCGGTTCGTTACCCGCACCATCACGGATGAGGCGCATACGAACTTTGTCAAGAATCGGCTGAATCAACTTCGAGGTAGGCTCGGCAGCGGGGAAGCTGCTGGTGCCAGAGGTCATCGAAGCGTTAGCCAAGATCTTGTTGTTGGACAAGCGAAGATACTCGTCACGATACCGCGTCTGCCAAGCCCACGAAGTATTTTCCGTAAGGATACGGAAGATATTGCTGAGTTGGTCTTTACGGCGGAACGAGAAACGAAGATCGTTAACGCAAATCGCAGGCGACTCAATCGCGCTCTGCTTGAGATTGTACGAAACGAGCTTGTTGTAGAACTTGACTTGAGTGGCCGAAGGCACACAAGTTCCACCACTCGCGTTGCTGTTGAAACCAACAGATGACCACGTCAGACGGGCATCCGAGCTTTCGGGAAGCGAACGGGAGTAGGTCATAACCGAGATATCGGTGCCCATTTCGTCGGGCCACGTATCTTGAGTAACCAATTTCAACCACGGACTCGTGTTAAGAGTCTTTTTGTAAATGTCAGGCCCGATGCGTCCGCTTTCCGCAGCCAGCCAGCTATCAATAGTATAAGCCATAATAAATCCTCCTAGGATAATTAAGTTTGTGGATAGCTAATGCATTACTTCACACGAAGTATTGTCTTATCTATCCGATTCAGTTTTTAATCTCACGTGAGCCAACGTGAGGATGTAGTGTTAGCTACATCTTTTTAGCTCTGGCTGATTTTTAGAACGGATATTAGCTCCGAGCGGGCTTTGGTAGTTTTAGTTCTATACCAACGAACAGTGGCAAACTAACAAATGCCACAAAGTAGTCAATAAGAAAAATTACCCAAGGGTAAATCTTTTTTCGATAGCGTCCAAGAACCCACCGATTTCTTGTTTCTGTGAAGACGTGTCAACGTTGCCGCTAACTTTGGGAGTAGCCTTTTTATACTTGCCCAAAGCCTTTTCTGCTTCAGCCAGTTTACCAGCGACTTCGGCGTATTTCTTAACCAAGTGCGGTAGCGCAACTCCAGCGTACACGGCATAAGCCCGTTCCTCGGGAGCGGTATCTAACAAATCTGCTTCCTGAGCAGCCGACTGAAGTTCCTTAACGACATTTTCCCCAAGAGACTGGATGACTGGGTTACCCGCAAAGGTCTCCGTAAAGGTCGAGTTAGCAATCTTGAGAGCTTCTTCGCGATATTCTTTTTCGGCCTGAGCTTCATAAGCCTGTTGCCTCTCGTTCATTTCAGCCATGGCTTGAGCGGCGTTCTGCTTCAAGTACTCGCGGCGATTGGATACTTCAGCTAGATCATCGGCCATACGGTAGAGACGTACGCGATCCCGTTCGCTGAAGTCAGAGGCCAATTCGATAAGGGCATCTGA